CACAATTATTCATATTGTCATAATACAGAATATTTTTTTAATTATGATGGACTTCATTATGATATTTATAATGAAGATGATATACAACATGAAATCTTAACATCTATTACAGATGGTAGAATATTAATGTCTATGAAACATAGGATTAAAATGAATATATTAAAACAAATAAAAGAAATATATCCATTAATTTATACACCAGAACCAGAAACAATACAATTTGTTATAGATAATTTACATCCATTTTTATTTAATAGTAAAGATAGTGCTATTTATTTTTTAAATATAATTGGTGATAATATTTTAAAAAAAAATGAAAATATAATTTATATAATATCACCAACTGCAAAAGGTATATGTAGAGAGATAATGAGTTATGCCTATAATTTACTTGGAATTACGCATATATTTAATTGTATTAAATATAAATATTATGAACATAATTCAGCTGATTGCAGATTAATAAAAATTAATTCTAGTAATAAAAAACTTGTATTAGCAAAATCATTTTATAAATATATTTTAGATTTTTTTTTAGTGGCTTGTCATTATTCTAAAATAAATATTAATGCTGATACATTTTTAGAAACATGCGACACACCATTAATACGTCATGCTTTATTTTTAAAAGAAAATAGTATAGATGATATAATAGATAATTTTATAGACACTACATTAGAAAAATGTTCTGGAACTTCAATAAATTGGAAAAATATGTTATATTTATGGAAGTTTTTTCTAGACAAAAAAATAATTCCTAATATGATATTTAATGCAAAGTTAAAAATATTACTAGCTCAAAAATTAGAATATATAGAGCAGTCAGATTCTTATTTTAATATTACAAGTAAGCTTTTACCAGTTATTAGTAATTTTATAAAATTTTGGGATGAAACAATGATTAAAGATGAAGATGAGATTTATATTGAAATAGATGAAATAAATAATTTGTTTAAACATTGGTCTGGAAAAAGTTCAACTTTAATAACAGATGATATATTGCTTGATTTAATTCAACATTTTTATAATGATATAATAATTGAGGATTATAAATATATTCAACAAATATCATGTAAATTATGGGATAAAAAATATGATATAATAATTTCATTAGAAGAATATAAAATATATAAAAAGAATAATACTAATAATACTGATAGCAGTATTTATAATATATATAAATATTATTGTGATTTTTATTCACACAAACAATTTATTGTTAGTAAACAATATTTTGATAAATTTATAACAGATTATATCAAGCCAGAATTTATAGATGAATATGGGTTTATTTTGCCCTCTTGGTGGAATTGCGAGTAGTCCATCCAAATTTACCTTTTTTGGTAAAATATCCAGCTTTTTCTAAACGCCGCTCTTTCTTTGCAGTAGAATGTTTTTTAACAGAAACAATTCTTCCTCTTTTATTCATCATTAAATCTTTTTTAGTGAGGTCTCCTGCGGTTTTGTATGCTGTGCCATGAAATACTTGAGCCCGAGAACCAACAAGCATTTCAAATTTATTATTGCCTACATGATATAATCCATCACTTCCTTTAGTTGCACGAATCATTATAATTATATAAAAGAAAAAAATATTATTTAATGTTATTAAATAATATTAACGCATTAATTAAATGTATTTCTTATAGGTGTTCCATAGCCAGCAGGGGCTCCAGACCAATAACCTAAAGCATTTAGTGTATTATTTGCATAAGTTAGTTTTTGTCCAGTGCTATGATATGTTGCATTATTTATATTATTGCTAAAAGTTTTCCATACAGGAATTATAGATATTTTAACTATAGATTTTTCAAATAGTCCTAAACTATTAATGATATTAATAGTGTTTAAATGCTTATATGAAAGTGTATATAAATCAGGACATGAATTACTAGTAATACCATTATTATTATTTGAATAAGCACATTTAAACCAATCACTTTTAATAGAAGTATAATTATTTTTAGTCATTATATTATTCTATATATTTATTTAACGATAAAATTGAAACAATTTAAAATGTATTTAAATAAGTATATTAATACATTCTAATGAATTCTACCGAAGAGAGTAATCTTACCAATCAATATCAAAAGAAAACCGACCGTCAACATATACTGGATGCTCCAGATACATATATTGGGTCTATTGAGAATGTTGATTATGAATGCTATGTATTGGAAAATGATAAAATAACATCTAAAACAATAGTATTAAATCCTGGATTATATAAATTATTTGATGAGGGTATTGTTAATTGTCGAGATCATGCTGTTAGATGTAAACAAATGATTTCTGAAAATAAACCTAATATAATTCCTGTATCATATATTGATATTTCTATAAATACTGAAGGAATAATAACACTTACTAATGATGGAAATGGTATAGATATTGCAGAACATCCTGAATATAAAATATGGATTCCAGAATTAATTTTTGGACATTTACGCACATCTACTAATTATGATAAAAATGTAAAAAAAATAGTTGGTGGTAAAAATGGATTTGGATTTAAATTGGTATTAATTTGGTCTACATGGGGAAAAATAGAAACAGTAGATCATACCAGAGGATTAAAATATATTCAAGAATTTAATGATAATTTATCTGTTATTGGAAAACCAAAAATTACAAAATGCAAAACAAAACCATATACTAAAGTATCCTTTAAACCAGACTATGATAGACTTGGAATGACTGGATTGAACGAAGATTTTATAAAATTATTGCAAAGACGTGTATATGATATTGCGGCAGTTACTGATATAAATATAAAAGTAAAATACAACTCTGAAATTATACCTATTAATAATTTTCAAAAATATATTAATCTTTATATTGGAAATAAGGATGAAACAACAAGAATTTATGAAGAATTTAATGAGAGATGGGAATATGCTATATCTCTTTCTCAATCGGGTGAGTTTTCACAAATATCTTTTGTTAATGGTATATTTACAAGTAAAGGTGGAAAGCATGTTGAATATATTATAAATCAAATAACTCGCAAAATTCAAGCACTTATATTAAAAAAAAAGAAAATAGATGTTAAACCTGCATCAATCAAAGAGCAATTAATGCTTTTTGTAAGATGTGATATTGAAAATCCTGCATTTGATAGCCAAACAAAAGATTTCCTAACAACAGCTGTATCCAATTTTGGTTCTTCTTGTTCAGTAAGCGATAAATTTATAGAAAAAATAGCAAAAATGGGTGTTATGGATGCTGCGTGTGCATTAACAGAAGTAAAAGAAAATAAAGCAGCAAAAAAAACCGATGGTGTTAAAACCAGAAGCATTCGTGGAATACCTAAATTAATTGATGCTAATTATGCAGGAACTAATAAATCAAAAGAATGCACTATTATTTTTTGCGAAGGAGATTCAGCAAAAGCTGGAATTGTTTCAGGACTTTCAAAAGAAGATAGAAATGTTATTGGTATTTATCCAATGCGTGGAAAACTTTTCAATGTAAGAGGTGAAATTCAAAAACGTATTTCTGAAAATAAAGAAATTAAAGAAATTAAACAAGTATTAGGATTAGAAACAGGTAAAATATATACAGAAAACGAGATTGAGAAAAAATTAAGATATGGAAAAATTATATTTATGACAGATCAAGATTTAGATGGAAGCCATATTAAAGGACTTGGTATTAATTTATTTGAAAGCGAATGGGGTTCATTATCAAAAATAAATGGATTTATAGGGTTTATTAATACTCCTATATTAAAAGCAAAAAAAGGAACGCAAGAATTAATATTTTATAATGATGGTGAATATAGAGCTTGGAAAAATGAAAATGTATCAACTGGATGGAAAATCAAATATTATAAAGGTCTTGGAACAAGCACATCAAAAGAATTTAAAGAATATTTTGAAAATAAAAAAATAGTAACATTTACGCATAATGGAGATGAAAGTTCTGATGCAATTGATATGGTTTTTAATAAAAAAAGAGCAGATGATAGGAAAGATTGGTTGGCAACATATAATAGGGAATTATATTTAGATACCAATAGATCTGATATTACTTTCAAAGAATTTATTAATAATGAAATGATACACTTTTCAAAATATGATTGCGACCGCTCAATACCAAATATAATGGATGGTCTTAAAATTAGTCAGAGAAAAATATTATTCAGCGCATTTAAAAAAAGATTAACAAATGAAATTAAGGTTGCCCAATTTAGTGGCTATGTATCAGAACAAGCAGCATATCACCACGGCGAAGCAAGTTTAAATGGTGCTATTGTTGGCATGGCTCAAACATTTGTTGGTTCTAATAATATAAATTTATTTGTGCCAAGTGGTCAATTTGGAACACGATTGCAAGGTGGTAAAGATTCAGCTTCTGAAAGGTATATTTATACATATTTAAATAAATTAACGAGATTGATATTTAATGAAAATGATGATAAAATTTTAACATATTTAGACGATGATGGTGTATCTGTTGAACCTATATATTATACTCCAATAATTCCTATGCTACTGGTAAATGGAAGTAAAGGTATTGGAACAGGGTTTAGCACTGATATTATGTGTTATAATGTTAATGATATTATTACTTATTTAAAAAATAAATTAACTGATGTCTATAATGAACAATTGAAAATTCGTCCATATTATGAAGGATTTAATGGAACGATTGTAGAAATATCTGATAATAAATATTTAATCAAAGGATTGTATCAGGTCATTGATGAAAATGCTATACGCGTTACTGAACTTCCAGTAGGTCTTTGGACAGAAGATTTTAAAGAACATCTTGAAAATCTTATTGAAAATTTATCAACAAAACCAGATAAAGATGGTGCAATTAAAAATAAAAAACTACCATCGGTTAAAGATTATAAAGACTTGAGCACAGATATAACAATTGATATAATTATATCATTTAATAATGGTATTCTAGAAAATCTATTGTCTACAGCATATGATAACAATTGTAATGGATTAGAAAAATTGTTAAAATTATATACTACTCAATCAATGACTAATATGCATGCTTTTGATTATGAAGAAAAATTAAAAAAATATGAGAATCCAAAAGAAATAATAGATGATTATTATCCAGTAAGATATACATTTTATCAGAAAAGAAAAACAATTCAAGTTGCAGAAATAGAAAAAGAACTTATATTATTGCGAAATCGTGCTAAATATATTCAAGAGATATTGGATAATACATTGGAATTAAGAAAAAAGAAAAAAGATGAGATTATAAATTTATTAAAAGAAAAAAATTACGATATTATTGATGATGATGATGAATATAAATATTTACTTAAAATGCCAATGGATAGTGTAACAGATGAAAATATTGAAAAAATAATGAATACATATACTAGTATAATTGCCGAATTGAATATTATATTAAATAAAACAATAGAAGAAACATGGATTGAAGAATTGGATATATTGCGTGAAGAATATATGAAATCGTTATTACCTGATATTTCTGCAATACCATCTATATCAAAAATGCCTAAAAAAAGAGCTGTTAAAATGAAGGTAGTAAAGTAAACAATATTTACTAATATATATAATTTAATATTAACTATTTTAACTGTATAATATTATTAGCTATTTAAAACCATTTTTTTAATTCTAATTGTTTAGTTTTTGTTGATTCAAGAATAGGTCGAGGCATAAGCGTATACATATTACTAGCATCTCTCTTATATTTCATATACCCATCAATCTCTCCATATATTTGTTTAACAGAGTAATCTATAACTAACATATTTAGTTCTCTTATTTGTTGTGTATAGTCATATGGTAAATTAATAGCATGCTGTAAATATAATCCTCTCATAATAGACATTAATGAATCACAATCTTGTGGTCCTATTAAATGCTCTTTATTAGACATTGTATAAATATTATTCCTTATGGCATTTTGTAATATTTGAATATTTTTACTTGAAAAAAATGCATTAGATAATAAACTTTCTTCAACATTTCCATTTAAAGCATCTCTAAAAGAGCTGCAAGCATTAATAGGTATTTTATCAATCATAGAAAATTTAACAGCAATATTTGGTCCTTCTATATTAACTCTACCATTACAAGAATTATTATTATAAGTATTCATATTTATATATATTATTAGAAAAATATATATATATTATTATTTATATATGGATTTAAATTTTCAAAAAACCATCGCGTTAATTGCCTTTTTATTATTAATTATTATTTATATTATTTATATAATTTCTCTGAAATATAATAAATCATCATCTTCTAATTCTTTTCCTGAAATAATTGCTGATTGTCCTGATTATTGGAATGCAAATGTTGAAAATGGTATTAATGTTTGTAGTAATATTAAAAATTTAGGAAAAATGGAAGATACATCATGTCCTAGTACTATGAACTTTAATATATTTCCTTTTAATACAGCAAAAGGTAATTGCTATAAAGCTGATTGGGCTAATAAATGTAATTTAACATGGGATGGAATAACTAATAATTCTAATAAAACTTGTTCTTAAAAGAGCATAAACAATATTATATATCTATAATATGTCTTATATTGAATTTAAAAATATTAATTTCAATCATTTATTGGAGAGAGAAAAGATAGTTCAAGATATAAAAAATTTACTTATAAGTTTTGAAGAAAATAAAAATAATATATTAATTAAAAGAAGTATATATATATATGGCTCACCGGGTTGTGGAAAAACTAAATTTATCACTCAATTATTAAAAGAAATAAATTATGATATTATACTTTATAATGCTAGTGATATTAGAAATAAAAATATAATAGAGGATATTACTAAATATAATATGTCAGATAAGAGTGTTATTAGCATGTTTCAAAAAAAAGTAAAGAAAATAGCAATATTTATGGACGAGATTGATGGAATGAATAGTGGAGATAAGGGAGGTATTAATAGTCTAATTAAATTAATTAGACCTAAAAAAACAAAAAAACAGAAAACTGAAGAGTTTTCAATAAATCCTATTATATGTGCAAGTAATTATCATATGGATAAAAAAATTAAAGAACTAATGAAAGTTTGTCATATTTTTGAAATTATGCTTCCAACTAATATACAAATTAAAAATATTATTAATTTAATTATGCCAAATATAGAAGAAATATTATGCAATAATATAATCACTTTAATACACGGGGATTTAAGAAAACTTGAGTCAATTTACAATTTATATAAACATAATTCAGATATTTTTACTAAAGAATTAGTAGAAAATGTTTTTATGATGAAATCATATAGCGAAAATATTAAAGAAATAACAAAATCATTAATTAATAATAAATTATCATTTAATGAACATAATAATATAATAAATGAAACTGATAGAACCACTATAGGGTTATTGTGGCACGAAAATATTATAGATTATTTAGTATATCCAAATAAATTACAAGTTATACCATTATATAATAAATTATTAGATAATATATGTTTTGCAGATTTTATAGATAGGATTACATTTCAAAAACAAATATGGCAATTTAATGAAATGAGTTCATTAATTAAGATATTTTATAATAATAAAATATACCATGATAATTATAAATATATACAAAATTTATCAGATATACAAAATTTATCAGATATAAAAACGGATTCAGACATAAAAGATATTAGATTTACTAAAGTTTTAACAAAATATAGCACAGAGTATAATAATTTTGTATTTATTCAAAATTTATGTCAGCAATTAAATATTGATAAAAAAGATATGTTTAATTATTTTATTAATTTAAAAAATAATTATTCGATGGATCAAATATATAATAATTTGTATGATTGTGATATTAGTAAATTAGATATTAATCGTATATATAGATATTTGGATAAGTATATTAAAAGCAATTGCGAAATAGAGGACTATAATGAAGATGATGAAATAATAGAGAAATTTGTTAGTTATATAGAATAAAATTTATTTAATTTATTTGATTAATTTCTATAAGTAATTGTTCGTTAATCGTTAATATATGTTTTGGTTCTATTTCTGTTATTTCTAATAAAATATTAGTATTATTGTTAGTATTAATATTATTGATACTAATTATACTTTTAAGTTCCTCTGTAATTATACCTAGTGCTTTTATTGTTGCATCTTTTTCAAATACTTTATTTTTTAGTGCATTAATAAATAGTTTATGCATTTCAATCTGTTTTTTTAAATTGATAATTTCATCTAATTGGCTATTTAATAATGTTATTGTTTCTTGAGAATTTAAAAATGTTGGTGGATTACCAGGTAATTCTATAAATTTTTCATTAGATTTAATTAATTTTTGTTTATCTTCTATATTTTTTAGTTGAATTAAAACATCAGGTTTCATTTCTGGTTTTCCTTGTTCATATTTATTAAGCAAAATTTCTATTTTATTCATATAAAAATCTTTAGAATATTCATTTTTAATAAAATAATCAACATCCATAGCAACTGGTTTGCAATAGGATGGGTGTGGATTTTCTAATATTTTTTTTTTATCAAATGTATTATGTGAATGAGAAAAAATTAAAATAGTTTTTTCAGAATCTAGTTGAACAAATGGTATTGTGTAATTTAACAAGAATTCTTTTTCTTCAGCTAGTGAAGCAGTTTCATTATATCGTGTTTTAGTAAGTAATTCTTTTTTAAAAGCAAAAGTTCCGGCAGTGGCATGATTAGGTCCGTATGGTCCTAACTGCCACATTTGATTTAAATGTTTAAACCATATATACATTTTACTTGAACCGGCACATAACGCATTTGGGTTATCTTGTAATTTTTTAACAGCGTGTGATACTCGCATTGGTGGATAATAATCATCATCATCCATATAAATAATTATTTGTCCTATTGTTTTCTCGTGCATTAAATTTCGTTTTTTACCAAGTGTCATTTTTGTATCATATTTATAATATTTAACTTGTTTGATATTTATAAATAAATCTTCTACTTTATCTGTTCCATCATCAATAATAATCCATTCCATTTTATTTTTTGGATAATCTTGATTATTAAAACAATCAATTAAAGCATTAATAAATGGTCGTCTATTAAATGTTGGAGTACATATACTTACAAATGGAAGTGTTGATTTATTATTTTTTTTCATTATAGCAATATACTTTTTTTAGTTTATATTGTTATTATAAATAATATAATTATTTATATTTAGATATTTAAATATTATTTCTAGAAATAAATAAGACAACTGCCATACTGATTGCAGAAATATAGTCGAGATATTTAGAAGCGGATAATATTGTTAAAAACCCAAATCCAATTTTCATATAATACAATTTAGATGCAACTATTTTTTTAATTGCAGAAAAATCTGTAATTATAGGAAGCATTACTAACTTATATATAATTTGAAAAAATTGCGCATAACTTATTAGCATAGGCCATAATAAACTTATACCAAAAATAAATAATAATATAAATGCTTCATATTTAGCTGATTTAAACTCTCCTATTATAGAAGTAAAAAATCCAATAGGACAGGTAAATAATATACATATTATAATAATGAATAATCCAAAGCAAAATACATAATTATCTGCATTTTTTTCTTTAAAAAATTTAAACATTTTTTTAATAGTATCACTATTATATATATATGAATCTCTCGCTGATTCACCAAACATTTTACTATAATTACCAGTTAATGTATATGGAAAAGATGCTTTATTAGGAAACACATCTTTATATGGAAATTTATTAGGATCAGTTGGAAACCATTCTGCTAATTGGTCTGATTTAGCATTCATTAAATAAACCATATTACCTCCTATAAACCCCCATATTATAATAAGTATAAAATTATGTAATAAATTTTTAAAAAACCCTTTCCAATCTAGTTTAATATGTTGTTCCGTAATTGTATTTGTATCTTGATCTAGTATTTCAGAAGTATGAATAACACTCGTTAGTTCATTTTTTTTTTTATCTATTAGAGATTTGCTCATTATATTATAATATTTGAAAATAAATTAATTTATAATTATTAGTATATATGAATATTTTTGAAAATTTATTAGTTTTAATTAATTTGTCTTTATTTATTATATTAATAATGTTATTACTTAAACCAAAAAAAATTATAAAGGATGGATTTAATAATTCCACAATATATAGTAAAGTATGTAATAATACTACATGTGCAAATGATTGCAAAAAACCTACAGAAATTACAGATGATTGTGAAATGTCTATATTTAAAAATAATGATGGTTCTTGTTATAAACGATGTAATTATGTATGTTCTAGTGCATTAGAAAATAAATGCAAATATAAAGGGTGTTGTGAAGGATGTGGCAAAGTTAATTTTCCAGTGCCGTGTATAGGATTTGATGTTGAGAAAGATAAATTTTTATCGTCACCATCTAATAAAAATAATACAACTAATGCTAAATTATTACATCCTTCTGCAAAAGATGATGAATGTAGCGTATTTAATCAAAATAAAAAAAATAAATTAATAACTGATGAAAATATGAATGATTTAAGTCTAATATATGATACTAATCATTCATACAAATTAAAATATGTAAATGAGTATCCATGCACTCCAAATATTACTGGAACATTTACTGAATGTGGTATTCCTGCAATAAATAGTTTATTATTTTAATATAATTTTTTTTTTATCTTGAAAATTGTAATCCAGCATTACCAGAAATAAATTTCACGATATTATACCTCTCTTCAAATATAGTTAAATCATAATTATAATCATATATTATCCAAGAAGGTTTATTGACACCAATAATAGTTCCAGTAACAGGATCGCAAATAGTATAAAAATTTGCATTTGGATCTAATACAGGTTGAATAGTGCTAAATTCAAATTCAATAGTTTTAAATTTGCTCATATTAATAGCACCATTTGGTTGAAAATCAAATGGGTTTGTATTTAAACAAAAATTATAACAATATAATCCATCTGGTCCATTTCCAGATGTTCTTGTATATTTTTCTATATAATTATATACACCAGCAGAAAAAATATTTTCTCTATATTTTCCATCTAATAATATTCCAAGTGATTGCAATATATTTTTTTCATTTTGAGGATTATAAAAATCAGTTATGAAAAATCCTGTTACTAGTGGTGTATCGCCCGATGCATAAGGATTATTGTATGGTGTTATAGGATTACCACTAGATAGAGGTATTAATGTTGGAGGATTTAATGGATTAATTGCTGTTTCTATTGCATTAAATCCATCATTTGGAGGATATGGTTGATAATCATATGGCCAATTACTATAATTACTCCACTCATTTCTCATATATGAATCATTTCTCTGAAAAAACCATGTCCAATTTGAAATCATACCAAGAGTATCTAATTTAACTTTTTTATTACCAGTAACATTAAAAAACTTATATTCATGAACATCTTTTATTAAATAATTTTGTTCATTTAAAGCAAATGATTTCACTTCTATTTCAGATAAAAATGCATATGTGGAAATAAGATGAACATCGGCATTCCAATTGGTTCGCGTATCTGTATATGAATCAAAATTTAATTGTGTATCAGGTGGAGGTTGTAAAAATCTATAAAATCCTTGGAGAGGATTATTAAAATTAGGTTGAACATATGGAGGTGTATTTGGTTCCGCATTACTAATATTACCAATATCTCGTATAACAAATAATTCTTGGACTGGGCGAAGTGTTACATCAATTACTAATTGATTGTATTGTAAAGCAACAAGTGGAAAAGCCATCTTACTATTTAATGAAAACCATGCATTTATCGGAATAAATAATTGTCTTCCCCTAATAGAAGGTTCTGGTCCCAATATATGACGCGCCGTTGATATTCCTGTATAATAAGCATTTGGATATTTTCCATCACCAATAGAATTTTGACCGAATCTTGCAGGGTCATTTAATTCGGTTATATTTCCCGTCATTTTATAATATAAATCTTTTTTTACATCACTAAAATCTCTCTCAACTAAATTATATAAATATTGACCTGAAAATTTACTTAATACTTGTCCACCAATAGATATTTGTATCTCTTTAATTATTTGTGTTCCTATATTTTTAATCCATTTAAATCCATATTCAACCCATTCACTATTAAGATGTCCTGATGTGTCTATTGCCTGAGGTGGATAAATAGGACTCCATATATTTGGCAATTGAATAATTAAATATGTATCCATTAATAAATCAGCATATCTTGGAATTTTAAAACTAAATTTTGATTCTTCATTTAATCTCATATTTCGCTGTCCTTCAAAATCAATCCTAAATTTTTGTAGTCCAAAATTAGTATATTTAGAATATACACATTTAAAAAAAGTTTTAGAAGGATTACCATTTAATATTATATTTTGTTGTCCATAAGCAACGATATTTAATAATCCACCTGGCATTAATATATTATAGCAATATTATTTAACTATTTTATATTAATAAATATAAAATAATGTATTATTATAAGTATGAGTGATTTAATTAAAAATATTAATGAAAAAACTTTAAATTTATTAAAAAATAAAACATATTTAGTTAAGGTTATTATTATATCTATTATGATTGTTATTATATTTGGTATATTAATATCAATTTATAAAATCTCTCATTTAAATAATAAAAATTGTGATAAAATGGATAACTCATATAAATCATTTCCAAAAATAAGTTCTATCAATACATCATTAGATTTATTTAAATTTAATTTGAGAGATTATTATATTAAAACATCATATAATTCATGTTCTGCTGGAAATTTTAAATCTGATTATGTAAATATATGTGCTTTAAAAAATGTAATAAAACAAGGAGCAAGATGTTTAGATTTCGGAATATATTCATTAAATGATAACCCTGTCATTTCTACATCATCTGTTTCTGATTATTATACAAAAGAAACATATAATAGTATAGAATTTAGTGATGCTATGAGCGTTATATCTAATTATGCTTTTTCTGGTGGAACATGCCCTAATCCTAATGATCCTTTATTATTAAATTTTAGAATAATGAGTAACAATACAAAAATATATGATATTATGGCTAATGTATTATATAATACATTAGGAAGCAGACTATTAAGTAAAGAATTTAGTTATGAAAATAATGGAAATAATTTGGGATCTATGTCTATTGAATTATTTGTAGGCAAAATAATAATAATAGTAGATAGGACTAACCCACTATATGAACAAACTAAATTAGATGAATATGTAAATATTGCATCTGGTGCAATATTTATGCGAAATTATACATATAGTAAAATAAAAAATGTTCAAGATATGAATGAAGTAATTGATTTTAATAAAAAAAATATGAGTATTATTATACCAGATTTATCTTATAAAGCTACAAATTATTCTGCTGCCTTAGTAATGAAATATGGATGTCAATTAGTTGCAATGTCTTTCCAAAATGTAGATACATATATGAAGTATTATACAGAATTATTTAATAATGCAGGGTATGCTTATATATTAAAACCAGAATCATTAAGATTTATTCCTATTGTTATACCAATACCTCCTCCACAAAAACCTGAATTATCATATGAAACACGAAAAATATCAGAGGATTATTATAATTTTAATATGTAAAAATAAATTTATTCTATAATATATAAATGAATTGTGCTAAAACTATTGAAAATAAAGAAGTTGAATTATTGCGTAAAAATATAAAAAAAATAGAAATAAACGTTGGAAAAAAACGAATAGGTACTCCTATTATAAAAAAAATTATTATTATTATGGAACAATTTATTAAAGAAAAAAAATTGATATCATATGGAGGAACAGCAGTTAATAATTTATTACCTTTTAAATACCAATTTTATAATAAAAATGTAGAAATCCCAGATTATGATATGTATAGTTCCAATGCTTTAAATGATGCAAAAGAGCTAGCCGATATATATTATACAAAAGGTTTTACAAATATAGAAGCTAAAGCCGGTAAACATTATGGAACATATAAAGTTTTTGTAAATTTTATGCCAATTGCTGATATTACACAGTTAGATGAAGAATTATTTTTAAAATTAAAAAAAACATCAATACAAATAAATAATATATTATATGCGCCACCAAATTTTTTACGAATGGCGATGTATCTTGAACTATCTAGACCAAAAGGCGATGTATCTAGATGGGAGAAAATTTTTCTGCGATTATCTCTTTTAAATAAAGTGTATCCTATTAAAGAAGAAAAATGTAATACATTAAGTTTTATAAATTCTTTTGAAAATGACAAGATGGGAACAAATATTTATAATATTGTAAAAAATATAATAATTGAAAATGGTGGGGTATTTTTTGGCGGATATGCGTGCAATTTATATAAACAATATACGTACAAAACTATAGATCCTTATAATAAATATCCTGATTTTGATGTATTAATAGAAAATCCAGATATTATAGCAAACAATATTAAAGATATATTAGAGCGCAATAATTATACAAATATAAAAATAAATATATTACCTGCTATTGGAACATTATTATCAGAGCATTATGAGGTAATGGTCGATAACGATGTAATTATTTATTTATACAAACCATTGGCTTGTATTAGTTATAATACTATAAAGATACATAATAAAATAATTAAAATAGCATCAATTGATACAATGTTATCATTTTATCTGATATTTTTATATACAGAACATAAACATTATGATATACATAGGATTTTATGTATGGCTGAGTATTTAATTAATATTCAAAAAAAAAATAGATTATCTCAAAAAGGATTAGTATATAGATTTACTACTAATTGTTATGGAGAACAAGAAACAAAAGAAAGTATAATGGAAAAAAAAAGCATTAAATATAAGGAACTATATAACAAAAAAAATACACTAGAATATGATAAATGGTTTTTAAATTATACTCCATCAAATAAAAAATATGGAATATTAAGAAAAACATATTCAACTAAAAAAATATCCAATAAACCATCAAATGCAAAATCACGTATAAATACAAAAACTAGATCTCTTAAGAAATCAAATACACAAACAAAAACTAAATCTTATAAAAAAATATAAGTCTAATTAAAGTTATTCTATGTAAAAATAGATTTAAAAATAATTGAAAATATTAGTAATATACATATAATTATAAATGTATAATACTATACCATCATTATATGATGGTTTAAATGCCGATAACTTAACTAATTCTTCGTCGGATAATGAATCAATGGATGAAGAATCTGGTGATATATCAAGTGATGATGTATCAAATAATTTTAACTCAGATGATTCTATTTCATATTATAGAGCTTTTCCAAATGATAATTATTTGCCGATTCCAATAATAATATTATTATTAATACCATTATTATTTTTTGGATTTATGCCTCTTATGTGTTAATTATTATATATTAGTTAAAAAATTAAGACCATTTTTAATAATATAATATGAAAGTGCAAATAATACACTATTTATTATATACCCTTTAAGATTATTATTACCATCTTTATTAAATGCAGATGGTAATATTTTTAATAAATATACTTTGCATATCGGCAACTGAAATATAAAATATAAAAAAGCCAATAAAATAGGCATTTGCATCTCATCATATATTACATCTATGGTTTGCTGTTTATTTTGTTGTCTTCTATTATTATTTATTATATCATCTGATGTAGTATTATTATTTATATAATTATTATTTTGTGATGTTGGTATATAATTTGGCGATGATTGCGTATCTTGTATTATATTATTTGTATTCATTGGAATGTCTCTAGATGATAATCCTGTTAGACCAGATGCACTTGCCTGTTGGAGACCACTAACTAAACTATTAATAGTTGATTGTTCTAATGGTGATGGCATAGTATTTGAATTATTAGAGCCTAATACCAATTTTTTTATTTCATTCTCTCTGCTGTGTGTAATTTTCTCAAGAGTATTATCAACCCTTTCATTTTGGTGTAATATAATATTAGGTGTATTATCTACATTTCCTAAACTAGGATTTATTGGGAGAGAATGTATATCAGTTGCGTCTAATGATGTCATTTAATATTCTAAAGAATATTTGAATTTATTGCTTTACGCAAAAGATATGATTTTTTTTTTGTTATCACACTTTACAATTTGTTCTTTAAATGTATAACATTTATCATTAAATCCGAAAATTTTTTCTTTAATATCGTTAAATATAGGACCTTTAAATATAAGACATTCTTTATTTTTACAAATTTTTCTAAAAACAGATGAAAATCCTACACCTAATATAATTGATAATATTATTTTTCCATTTTTTGAGTGTAAAAATCTGTTTATATACATAATATAGTATAATATTATAAAGTAAATATTAAATATTAAATAAAAAAGTATTATTGCATTTAATATTTTAAAATATACAATTATTCAAGTTCAATAATAACACCACAATAATTATTGCTATATTTAATATCAGAATAATTATTTATAATCATCAATGGATTATTTATAATCATCAATGGATCAATAATGATTTGGGTTATTATATTACTAGACATTATTACCTCAGTTTCTTCAATATATTTAAATCTTCCATTTTTATTTTTTAGAGTATTTATTTTAATATGTATAACTAATAGCAATACTTGAATGTGTTTAATTAATAGACGCACTGTAGATTTTTTCTCTTGCCATATGCGTATAATATTTTCACCTATAGTTTTTTTTATATTGTGATACATATTAATATTATTAAACCACATACGCATTTCTCCATTTTTAAATTCTGTTAATCCTTGTGTTTCATAATATTCAATAATATTCATTATATTGTGAAGAGAGACAGTATTCATTATAGATAATGATAACAGTGGAGGAATATAGTATAATATAATTATATCAAAAGCTTTCAATTTTTTTTAAAATTATAAGCTAAATATATTTATAAAGTTTGAGCATCTTGTATAGGTATTTTATGGATAGATGATTGCATAAAAGGACATTTTGTTTCAGAACTGCTAAATTTATAGCAATTATCTACTTGGTCTTTAAATAATAATGTCTCTGTATTATCTGGTGTTGGATACACATATATTGTTGTGCGATTTTCATACATCATATATATAAATATTAATCCAATTATAAAACTTATAATAAAAATAGGGAATGATATATATTTAATAAAAAACATATCTATATATTTAATAGTTATTTTTAATTATATTTGCTTGTTTATCATCCAGTGCTATTTCTATATCTGTTATTGAATATGGATATTGCATTAAAGAATATACCTCTGTAGCTTTATTCCTATTTATTTTTTTTTTTTCAATATCAATTAATATAAATTTATACTTTAACTCTCTAATTTTTTTAACAATATCTAATATTGTATTAATATATATTTCTGTAGCTTCTTTTATATGACTCATATCTTGTGTTGTTTTATAATTAAATATAAGCGTCTTAATATTTTCTATTTCTTCATATAATATTTGCTGTGATTCTAATATTTCTGTTTTATCATTTGTATTATAAATTACATTGGACAAATCTTTTAAAAGATTTGTATATTTATTATTTTCTATAATTAATTCATCTCTTAATGATTCAAACCGCTCTATTGTTTTTTTTTCATTAATATAATTAAATAATAATTCAAGTTTTGTTTCAATAACATCTAGTTTTATATTTTCAATATTTTTTTTATATTGTTCTAACACTAATTCACTTGAATTATATAGACCTAAAAAAATTTCAATATCTAATTTGCATGGGTTAGATGCATTGCATTTTGCAAATAAAGTTTTATTGGTTCTAGTAAATAGAGTTCCTCCCAATTGATTGCATGCAATACATTTTTTTACATATTTAAGTCTTTTATTTTTCATACTTAATTTTTCATTGGATATTAACATAGCTTTAAGCTTTGTATTTTTATTATCATATTTAGATTTTAATATATAATAATCATCAATTGCATCATATACTTTTTTGTCATAATTATTCATATAAGTTAATGCTATATTTTATAGTAGGTATAATTATTTTTATAAATAATATTAATTCCATTGTGGTAAATTAGTTATTTTATTTTCATTATTATTAATTTTGCTATTATTTAACTGCTGTAATTTAGATATAATATATTCTTGTTTTTTTATATTTATAATTTCATTTTCCTCTTTTGTTAATTTTCCTTTATATCTATACATTAAAATACATGCTAAAAGAGTGCAAAGTAATATAAACATACTAATATTAAATATGATGGTTATATATTTATCTTTAACTTCCCTACATTGTTTAAGTGTTCCCTCTATAAAATATTTTGCACCAGGCTCAATTAAATAAGGTTTTGAATATTCCATAATTAATACTTTTATTTTAAGAAAAAAAATTATTCATATTATATTATAATGACAGATTCATCTATTTCTAAAACAACTAATGCTCTATCTGGGTTATTTTATTTTTTTATAATAACTACTGGATATTTTGGATTTAAAATATATTCTAAAGATGATAAAGAAATTAAAATGTGGTCAATAATTTATATATTATTATTGTTAATAGGGCAATTTTATATAAATTTAACTATCACAAACCAATTGTGTGGCGTTAATCAATATATCAGTGCTTTATCTGTCACTATAATACCATGGGGTGTAATATTTGGTTTACTTAATGTTATGCTTATGGTATTTCCTGGATGGTTAAGTCCATTTTCAAATACTTTTGGGTATTTATTTGCTAAATTGGCAGGCATTGAAATTTTCTTCAGTGATATTTTAAATCCTAAAATTATTAAAACAGATACAGATAGTTCAATAAATGCAGCCGCATCTGAAGCTTTAGAACATATATATGGAAATAAATCTCTATTATTAAATGAAATAACATCTGAAAATATTGAAACCTTTTGGTCTCAAATGGCTGATGCTAAATTATTAAAATCATCCATCAAAGATAATAATGATATCAAAAGTAAATTATTATGGTTTATTAATTTAAAAACTAATATTGCTATTTATATTTGGTATATATTAACAGGTGCATTAATAACATCTGTAAGCTATAATTATATTATGAATAATGGTTGCAATAAAACTAGTTCAGATATGATTAAACAAAATACTGAATATATTAATAATGAAAATGCTAATAAAAATGATATAAATAATAAAACTTCTAATACAGAACCACGAATTTATTCATCATATGAATAAATATATTAATCAATTATTTTATCATAATTCAAATAATATAATACACAGAAATAAGAAAAAATTGAGATTAGAATAGCTAACAACCATGCAGGTATTACTGTATGGTTTTTTGTTCCAATACCAAATTCTCTCAAAGTTCCATTTTTATTGTATAAAAAAGAAGGTTTAATATATATTATTATGCAATATAATGTTATATAAATAGTAATAGAAATCATCGTAATATTACTTTTAATAAATTGATGAGAAATCATATGTATATACTAATGTTAGTTTTTTTTATTATTAAATTTATTAAATATTTAACATAAAAAAATGCTATATGTCTATATCTAATATTTTATGTTAAATATTATAATTTAAATACTTTCATACATTTAACCACTACATTTTCTGGTGTATATTCTTTACACTTTTTTACATTTCAAACGCCTATTATAAATTAACAGAAATGTTTATATATATTTTACATCGTTTGCGTTATATATATATATATATATATATATATATATATATATATATATATATATATATATAATGACTAAGACAATTGGATTTATTATATTAAGACATGTAAATAATAAATTAACAAATAAATATTGGATTAAATGTGTTAATTCTATTAGACAATATTATCCAGAAAATGACATTCTTATCATAGATGATAATAGTAATTATCAATATATAACAGAAGAAACTTTTTATAAAACTACCGTTATAAATAGCGAATATCATAAAAGAGGTGAATTATTGCCTTATTATTACTATTTACATAATAAACTATTTGATATTGCTGTAATAATTCATGATTCTATAATTGTAAATACATATATAGATATGCGTGTAGAAAATTATAAATTTTTATGGGAATTTGAACATATGTGTGATCAAATAGAAGATGAAACAAGAATGATAAATATTTTTAATGATTTAGAATTGAAGAGATTTTATGAAAACAAACATTTATGGAAAGGTTGTTTTGGATGCATGACTATAATTACACACGATTATTTAACTTACATTAATAATAAATACGACATTAGCAAATTATTAGATTATGTATTAAATAGATACAATCGTTGTAGTTTTGAGAGAGTAATTGCTTGTTTATTACAAAAAGAAAGAAAGAAGGAAACAACATTATTAGGTAATATACATAGATATTGCCATTGGGGTATACCTTTTAATGAAACTGATTACTATAGGTATTTACCAATAATAAAATATTGGACTGGTAGATAATGAGTGTTTAAAATATTAAAAAGTGTAAAAAAATTCCAATCATCTCTAGATTTAATACTATCCCGTATATTATTAAAAATCCAAAGTAATCCAAATACATTATTATAATATATATTCCATCATCCCAAATACATCTATATAATCCATACTATTATTATATTTTTTGATAAATATTTGGAAACAGATGCATATTTGTATCAGTGTGGTTGAATATTAAATATTGTAGATGTTCCTCTCTCATTTAAATGACCATTACTATAAAAACCTATTACTTTGTCATGTTTAATTAATATATTAATTAAACTTTATTATATCTTAATTTATTTAACTTAATTAATTAATATATTAGCGAATAATATAAAAATTAATTAATATATTATAATATATTAATGAATAATATAAAAATTATAAATAGCGAAATGAATTTTAATGAAACAAAAAATAATATAGTGCAAGATAATGATAATAATGATAATAATGATAATAATGATAATAATGATACCAATAATAATGATACCAATAATAATGATATATCAAATGTTCAATTTACACTAGAAGATATACTAGTTAATCTTATATTAATATCTAAAATTGAGATAGGCAATAAACTTTATCGAAATGGAAAATACATAAATATAGATACTAGTTATTTTCAATTTATTTCTAGATGGTTATCGGGAAATACTCGTAGTAATAACATCATTTTTATTAATATTATTCTTAATAAAGCATTTGAATTTACTGAAAAATTAATAAAAGATAATACATTAGAAAATTTACATAGTTTATCTCGTTTAAATAATGATCTCAAAAATTCTATTAATGGATTAACAAATTTAAAACAAACATATTCATATGATAAATTGATTCAATCTGAGATTGATGTTATAATTGAAAATATTCGAACTAAAAGTGAAATAAATTTTAATAGTATGAATAATATACCATATATTAATAAAACATCTATGCAAAATATAACCAATACTAATACAAATTACACATCAAATATAACCGATGAATTTATTACAACGGACACATCTAATACTAATACTAATACTAATACTAATACTAATACTAATACTAATACTAATACTAATACTAATACTAATACTAATACTAATACTAATACTAATACTAATACTAATACCAATGTCAATGACATATCTAATATTAATACCAATGTCAATGACTTATCTAATACTAATACCAATGTCAATGACATATCTAATACTAATACCAATACCAATACCAATGACACATCTAATACTAATATTACAAGTAATATTTATATAAAAACTAATATTAGTGATAATACAGAAAATTATAAAAAAAAATTAAAAAATAAAGATAATATGATTAGATATTAAAATATCTAGAAATATTTAATTATTATTATTATTAATATTTTGTTCGGTAAATCAATCTATTCGTATTTTTATTAATATTCATATATTACTGAAATTACATATTATATTAGAACTCACAAATCATTTATGTCATATTATGCAATTGTTTGTCATATAATATAATATTTTATTAAATTATTATATTAATAAACGAGAACATACAAATGTTTAATTATCATCTAAATCTGAAAAAGCGTTATAATATCCACCCTTATTATCATTTTCACCATCATTATACTCTTCTCCATCTTCATCTACCTCTTGATCAGCCACATCAAATTCTTCCATATTTTCTTCTGTAGTATTACTTTCTCCTCCATTGCCATATATTTCTGTCTTCATTTCAATGATATCTTTATTATTTTGTTGTTTAATATTTGCTATTTGTCTCTTTTCCATATCAATTCTCTCTTTATCATATGTATCTTTAACATATCTTGTAAGTCCTTTTTGTAAACCTATTCCCCAGTTTCCTAATTTATGTGCTTTTAATAAAGTTTCAACTTGTCGCTCTTCTATGCTTAATTTTCCAAGGTCCGATGTCATATTATCTTTTTCTTTTTCTTTTGAACGCAATACCTTATACATTATACTATCATAGTTATAGTCTATTGTCTTTTTATTATCCGCAATAATTTCTATATATATTGTAATTAAATTGCATATTTTTTTAGATATATTAATTCTATTTCCCAAAGTTAAATTTACCTCATCAATACCTCCTGCATTTTGTAATTCTATATTTTCACTTGTTGTAATACTTTCATCCATATTATATTCATCTTCATCTTCATCCAATTTTTTAAATATAATTTTGTCATCTGTGCTAATATCTATGTATTTAGAAAATGTTAACAATAAATAGTATTTACATAATAGCAATACCATATCTTTATCAAATATAGAAAAATATTCCATATCGCCTCTAAATATAGAAGAAAAAAATGGTATATTTGTAATCATATTATAAATATTATTATTTGTAGATAACATTGCTTTTAATATTATACTTATATCATTATCACCATAAAATTGTGGCAATTGTTCATAATATTTTGCTATTATTTTTTTTATATCTGATTTATGTGTATCTGACAATGTTTTATCAGATATTGTAATATCTGTATGGTCTATATTATTTAAAATAATATTTGGAAAAACATTAAGTGTCGTTCTCAATATTTTTTTAATAAAGTTTATAATTTTATATGTTGTTATATCATCATCTGACAATAATATATCACGTTCTTTATCAAATATTAATATATTATTAATTGTATCTATAATAACTTTTATTTTAGATGTTTTGAGAGATGAATTTCTTCTTAAAAATGTTATTAATTTAGTACCCAATGTGATATTTTCTCTATTAAGATAATTTTTAAGGTCTTCCATTTCTTTTGGTGATTCTGTTAGTTTAATTCCGTAATTATAGAGTGTTTTATTTAATAATGCATTTAGTGCAGGATTATCATTGTTATCTTCTATTATTTTTTTAAGTATAGTATTATATGAAAAAATATCATCATTAATATTTAATTTTATAATATTTGCACTATTAATAGCATTTATTAAACTATTAAATTCTTCAAGTGTATAATTTTTATTATTTTGTTTTAAAAATTTTATTTTATCTGTTAAACTAATATTGTTATTAAATAATTCTGGTTTTTCTAAACAAATATTTTGCAATTCTTCTTTAATTGGTGTTTTATTATTAAACATGCAATATGAAATAAATGCATTATATATTGTATCTTCTGTAAAAGTATTATCTATTATATTGGGTCTTATTTTATGATTTCTTGGATCAAATAAAATAGATGCTTCTGTATAATGTTTAACATCTTTTATAATATCATTTAAATCTTTAACAATATTATTATATACCAATAAATTAGTTTCTTTATTATTAAAATAATCAATAGCAATTAAATTATTTGAATCCGAATTACAACATGAATTTTCTAAAAAAAACTCCATAGATGCAGATTTTAATATAGGAATTTCTTTTTCAATTACACTTTGTATTAAATTTTGTATAGCAAATGAATAATTATTAATTTTAGAACGTATTACTTCAATATCTTCATCTTGTTTTTTATTATTTTTTTTCAAATGTTCTTTAAATGATAGGTTGAATTCTTGTGTAATATTTATAGGAGGTTGTATAATTAAAGTATGTAATACTGGAAGAAATTGTTCCCATTTTTTGATAGAATGTTCTAATGGAATTTCTTCTACTATCTCTTTATTTAAAATATTATACTCAATTTTAGCTTTAATTTTTTCTTGTATATCATCTTCTAATAATATAAATTTATCAATAAAATTAATCATTTTTTCAGAAATATTTTTTTGATTATTTTTTGCTATGCTATTCCAAGGTTTAATAGAACTTTTTATTTTATATACAATACAAGCCACATAATTTAGAGCAGATTTATCATTATTATCATTAACTGGATAACCAACGAAAGATTTAATACATCCGGGATAATTTTTTTTAGATTTAATTGATGGAATTGATGTAAGTATTTCAATTAATATATATGAGATTGTTATATGTAATAATACCGAATTATAATAATCTTCATAATTAGGAAATTTTTTATTTTTTCCTTTGGATTGCATCTCTCTTATTTGTTCTTCATATACAGCTTTATTTGGTATAGTATTTTCAATTAAGTTTAATGTTTTTGCTATTATAAAATTAATATTATTATCTATATTAATTCCCATAAATGTTGTTAATGCAGTAATAATATTGAATATCATTTTGCTTTCGGTATTCATAACTTTATCAGTTTTTTCATTTATTTGAAATATTTTATCACTTGCATATTCATTTAATAGGTCTCGTGTATTTATTTTAAACCCATCTGCGCTATACCCTTCTTCAGTATCAAACTCTCTATTACATATTGGATATCCGCTAAATTTATCTACCCATTTATCTTGATCGTCGCTTAATGCTCCCTGTTCCTTACATATTTTTTCTACTTCATTAAAATAATTACCCTTTGATATAAATATATCGGCTAATCGCAATAAAAATATAGGTAATAATTTAACATTTGTTTTTTTACAAAATAGCCAGTATTTATTTTCTTCTTTATCTTTATCGCTATCTTTTTCTATTTTATTATCTTCATTATATATTTTCACATCCGTTGTAAATTTATTAGCAAATTTTTGAATATCATTTTGTTTTTTTACAAAATCAGATTGACCTAAGATTAAATCTCTCAATTTTGAATATGGTGAGCGTTTAATATCTGATGCTGTTATCGTTAATCCAATATTATACTGCTGTTTATTATACTTTGCATTTTTTTTTAGTTTAAACTTTTCTAAAATATAATTGTTTGCTGTATATTTGCGTATTAATAAATCAATAATATTAATAATATCATCTTTGTCTTTATCCACTTTAGATCCTGCCTCTTTATATACTTGTTTTAATAATATTTCATCTTCAAGAGCAGAAGATAATAACATATCGTTGCATTTATAATTATCTGCAAGTAAGCAATTATCTTTTTGTAAATTGCAAAAAGATTTGCTCGTATATTGATTAATCTTTATATCATTATCTTGAGCATTCGTTGTCCATATATTATTTATTCTCTTAAAAAATAACACTTCACCATTTTCAGAAGATTTAAAAAGAGCATAATCTCCATCACGTATTTTTTTCCTTCCATCAATCATTGATGTGGCTTCATATAATGCAATATCTTCAGATAATTTTGAAACTTCAATTAGTTCTTCTTTGATAAAATTTACAAATGCATAATCATCCATATCATCTCGCTCATCTTCATATTTATCTAAAAAATCATAATTAGTTATATCATAAATTTTATCAAAATAGATAATTTTATTATTATCATTTTCTAAATCTTCTAATGTGGTATATTTTTTTGAAATTATATATTTTGCACAAATATTATCTGCAGATAATTGCTGTGTTGTCTCTATTATATCATCATATGCTTTATCCATAGCATTAATTAAATCTGGAATTATTAAATTTATATTATGTTTAATAACCATTGTGCCTAACATAATTCCATAATCATGCATAAGTATTTTTTGCAAAATTTCTATTTGTGTAAAATGTGTATCATCATCACTATTGATGTCATAAAAATCTTCCATCTCTTTTTCATATGTATCATCATTATTATAAATATTATTTATAAATGAACTATATTTATATGCTTCATTCGGTTTGAAATATGCTTTATTGAAAAGCTTTGTTGTCTCTGCATATTTTTGTTTAAAATTTAATATTTTTTCATCAATAAAACTAACAATATCACTATATTGTTTAAATGACAAATCTTTATTGTATATCATAAATGGTTCTAAATATTTGACTATTTCATATAAAGATAAATTACCTGTAGTATATTTTTTTATAAGATTAAATAAAACGCGCGTTTTGGGTATAATACATTTTAAAAACTTTTGATATTTATTAGGGTCTGTTATAGAATCACTTAAAATATATTCTTTTATATTAGATAAATAATTGTGTTCATCCATTTCTATAGGCACATCAAGATCATCTATTATGGTTGTATGTATATGTGTTTGTTTTTTTAATAATTGCCAATAACTAAAAGTTGTGATATTTAAATTTGCTTTTTCAAATATATTTGTTCCTGGTAAATCAATATGAGAGAAACGAACAACTGATTCAGGAAGAGTAATAAATCCCCTAATTACTAAATTATCATTTGGTGTTGCATTAATTCTTTTAGGAAAAGTTTTATAATTTATAACACTCGTATCTAATGATGATAATCCAACATTATATGTTTGCATAAAAAACTTCTTTTTAAATAAACTGCCTTCCATTTCTTTTTCTACTTTTTCTACTTTTACAATAGATGTCTCAAAATTATCAAGATTATTTAACACTACATTAAAATTGTCATTAACTCGTTTATTATCAATAAATGTATCCATATTTTCAGGATTAACAAAAGGACTTAATACATTGCTAATATTATTTAATAAATTTTTATATCTATTTTCAATACTACCTTCTGATATAGTACTTTTATAATTTTCTAATAGTGGTTTAAATTGTTCTAAAATTATATTATCTGATGTTATTTCATCTCCATATTCTGTAAAATTAATATCTTCATTTAATTCAGATTCATCTAATCCATTACTATATACAACATTTATATTTCGCTTATTTATACCAATAGGTATAATCCAGTGCAGTTTTTTATTTAAATTGTGTAAAACTTCAACTATTGGTTTATATGATGCTCCTTGAATTTCTGGCATTTGTATATTTCCATATTTATCAAACTTAGAAAATTCGCTTCTTAATTGTTCAAATCGTTCAATTATTTTATGTATATTATTTAATACACTTGTGGTTCTCTGTGATGATGGAATAGATGCCATAAGGTCATCCAATAAATCATTTCGTTGCTGATCTAAACTAAATCTTATTTCTTTTTCAGATACATCTACTAATTGAGTAATTTCATCTATTTCTTTTCCAAATATAATTTGGTCTGCATCTATTATAATTTCATCTCTTAATTGTTTACTGGTTGTTTGTGATTTTTTATTTTTAGCAATCAAAACAATTTCTTCTGATTCATTACTTTCTTCACCTGCTTCATCTTCCACATCTTCTTCTTCTTCTTCTTCTTCTTGTTCTTCTTCTTTTTTTTCTTCGTCACCCTCTTCTTGTTCTTCTTCACCCTCTTCTTGTTCTTCTTCACCTTCTTCACCATCTTCACCTTCTTCACCATCTTCTTCTTGACCCTCATTATATATATTAGACGCTTCTTTAATATCTTGTGGTTTATTGCGAATTAATATTTTTTCAATAGGTAAATTTTTAGGGACACCTTTATATGCAAAATCTATATAAAAAATATCATTTGTTTTATAATCTTTAAGTTCAATCATATCTTCTTCTAAATTAGTAATTAATGCAGTCACTATAAATGGTACATCTGCATTAAAATAAATATCAATCCATGTATTAATATTAAGATTATTTTGCATTGCATATCCTGTGTAATCAGAACGACTCACAATATTTATTCCTATTATAGATTCATTTTGAAGTGTTCCATTTTCTTTAATCTTAATAGAATATTTTTTATCTTGATCAATAAAAATAGTATCAATTACTTTATCATCTATATAAATTACCCAAAAAAAATTATTATTAATTATATCTTGAGGTGCTGATATTATTTGAATTATATCACCTAATTGAATATTAATAGAACCAGTTTCCTGTTTTTTATCAGACATTCACCTTATATTATATATTAGAAGTTTTTATAAGTATTTAATAAGTATTATTAATTATACTAATACTAAATAAAATTTTTAGTGGAAATATATTATAAAAATGAGTTAAAGATATTAAATAACTAATATATAATATCTTTATTATGTCTATTGCTATAACATATAATTTACAGAAATTATATGATGCTGATATTACATCATTATATAGTAAAAATACAGCATCGGATATTTGGCGCGATCAATTTGATTTAAATATTGTTAATCGTGAATATAAAAATAAAAAATATAAAATTATACGATATGAAAAACCCTGTTTAATTAATTCTTATAAAATAAGAACATTAGGATTATTTAGATCGGTTATTTTAAATAATGAAAATAAGATTGTTTCATTTGCACCACCTAAATCATTAAAATATGATGAATTTATTAAGTATTATGATCCAAGAAGTTGCATAGCAGAAGAATATATTGAAGGAACGATGATCAATATGTTCTATAATGAAGGTGATTGGGAAATTTCTACAAAAAATACTATCGGCGGTGAAGTTATCTTCTTTTTAGATGAAAATAATAATACAACCTTTCGCAAAATGTTTTTAGATGTATGTGAACATATTGGTTTAGATTTTGATATATTAAATATAAATTATTGTTATTCTTTTGTATTACAACATCCAAATAATCGTATTGTTTCAAATATTTTTGAAAAAAAACTATATTTAGTAAAATTATATAAAATTGAAAATTTTAATATTTATGAAGTAAATAAATTTGATTATCTAAAAACTATTGCAGATAAATGCATTATTTCTATTCCAGAAATACATTGGTTTAATTCATTTTCAGAATTGCAAAATAAATATGATACTGAATGCAATTACTCAAGTGTTGGTGTAATGCTTTATTCTTTAAATGGAGAAAGAAGTAAAATTAGAAATCCAACATATGAAAAAATTCGCATCCTTAGAGGCAATCAACCTAAATTGCAATATCATTACCTAGTATTAAGAAAAGAAGAAAAAGTTAAGGAATATCTTTCATATTTTCCAGAACATACTGACCGCTTTAAATTATACAATAATATAATTTATAAATATGTAACTGAATGTTATCAATATTATATATCATGTCATATTACTAAAGAACAAAATACAAATACTATTCCATATAAATATAAAAAAATTATTTATGAATTGCATAGAATATATTTATTAGTATTGCGACCAAATAAAATGAAATTACAAAAAATTCATATTAAACAATATATATCAAGTCAGCATCCATCATATCAAATGTATATTTTAAATTATGATAATAGAAATATAAAATATAAGATTGTTGCAGATTCTCCTTTAGAAATAGATTTTGTTAATATAAATACTCAAGAGTTTCCTAATATAGTGAATTTAAAAATAGAGGATTGTCCTGATGTAATGGAGCTCAATTAATCATCTTCTTTTCGTTCTTTAAAATAATTTAATATTTCATTTTTGAATTCATTTGAAAAATGAATAGTAGGGGTTATTATACCTATATCATCATATATAATATCTATTAATGGAGAATAATTATATTTCATTAATATTTTCCATCTTTCGGTATATTTACGATTATATTTTGAACCATGATATGAATGACGTATAACACCTGGAGTATATCCTAAGCGTAAACTATGCACTTTTTTTTGATATTCTAAAATACTATTATTATAATCATCACTATAATTAATATTATTAATATTAATACATTTATTAATTAAAGCTAATGCAATTATATTATCACCAGAGCCTAATATACCCTTATCGTATAACCCGCCTATTTTTTCATATGCTCTACGGGTAATCGCCCATGCATATCCTGGATGCCAATAATCTAATCCTTTTGATGTATATTTTTTACATTTATTAAAACTATATCCAAATCCATTAAAAATATTTAAATTATTTTTATTATTATCTAAATCAACACAATGACTAAAAATTTGAACTATATCTTTACATCCATTTAATATTTTTAAAGTATCTAATGCCCAACAATTATTTTCAAATTGAATATCCGCATCAATCCAAGCAAATGATTTATAATTTTTAGGCAATAAATATTTAACTCCTAAATTAACCATATTTTCTTTATGCCATAAAGGTGTAAATGTTTGTAATTGTAAATGATTTTTATTAAATTTATTTGTAATAATAAATTTTTGATTAGGATATATCATTTCAACTATAAATAAATTAACATATTCTTCTTCCTCTTCTATTCTTTTTATAAATTCTTTGCATAATATATATCGTTTGGCATATAAAAATGGATTAGAAATAACAATAATTACATTTAATTTTTCTTCAATAGGTTCATTATTTGATATAGCATATTTTATATCATTAATTTTATAATCTATATCATCTATTTCAATATTATTAATTACTGTCATATTATATATAATATACATAATATATTATATATATATTACTAATTGAATAATATCAGTATATTGTATTATTATTATTATTATTATTATTATTATTGTATAACTAATTGAACAATTGTTTAATATGATTAAATATATTAATAGCATCATCTGCGCAATTATTAATTATAGTTAAAATAGTAGGCATATTTGTAGCATCTTTAAATGAAATCCTTATAAGACTAATATTTATATGTGGATGTGGTTTTCTAAATCCACAAAATAGTAATGTGTGGTCATTATTATAATGTTTATCATATAATATATATTCAATTACTTTTCCAAGAGTGTAATCTTCATTCTCTAAAATAATTTCATATGAATTTGGAATAGTGCTATTTATTTCACTAAGCAATTCGGGTTTTTTCTGTATGGCTTCTTTAAATGTATTAATTTTAAAAATCATCAAATCGCACGCTTTTTTAACTAATACTTTATTATTATATATGCCTACACTTTGTATAATAAAGTCATAACTATTTTGAATAAAATATCGATGTGCTTCTAGATTATCCCAGTCTTTTAGATTATATTCAATGTCTTCTGCAGACATTTGTTCGGATATTAATTTTTCTTCATATATATGTTTTTTTTCAGAAATTAGCTGAGGATCAGGTGTATTTCCATAAGCACAACATGACACTACATTAAATGAACCGTCTTCTTTTGCTTTTCCAATACTAAATAAACATTCCATTTTAATTTGTTCTCCATTAATATCATCTGAAAATTTAGGACGTAATCTTATAAAATCAATATAATCTCCTGAAATATTATTAGGTGGAAATATAGATTGCAATTCTTCTTTTGATAAATATTTATCTGTTGATAAATTTTTTATTTTAAAATCTTCACTTGTTATAACTTTAACAATATCACTATTATTAATTTCATCTAATTCTAATAATAATTCAGTATATGGAATATTAATATCATCAATATGTATAGGAATACAACTTAAGCGTTGTTTAATTATTTCATTATTAAAGCGTGTAGTATTTATATGTATAGTTGCTTTATTTTCAGAATGTGGTGTTGTTCTAAAAATAATACAATCAATTTCGCTTAAAATAATTCTTCTAATAGCGTTTACTATACTTACATTTACATTATCTAATGTAAATTTCATAATTCCGTCATCTTCAGATAAATTACTAATATGTGTTGCCATTTTATAATATATTAATATGACAATATTTATAAATCAATTTTAAATTATATTAAATTAATTATAAGTTAAAAAATGAATTCAAAAAATCACTCACATATATAAATGAGTTCTGTATTATATTATAGTAATTATTGCGATAATTGTAAATATTTACTTCAAATTTTATCTAAAACTAAAATTAAAGAAGATATACATTATTTATGCATAGATAACAGAATAAAAAAACAAGATGGTACAATTTATTTAATATTAGAAAATAAACAAGAGATTATACTCCCTCCAACAATTCATAAAGTACCTGCTATATTATTATTATCTAAAGGACATAATGTTGTTGTTGGAAAAGAAAATATAATTAATTATTTAAAACCACAAGAAGAAGAAATTACAATGATTGCTACAAATTCTAATGGAGAACCTAGTGCATATGGTTTTAATTATGGTGCATATGGAGTAATATCAGATAATTATAGCTATCTAGATCAATCAAACGATTCTCTATCTACTAAAGGAGATGGAGGACTGAGACAAATGTATCATTATGCAACATTAGATTCACATGATAAGATGAATACTCCGCCAGATAATTATGTTCCTGATAAAATAGGACAAACATCTGTTGAAAAATTACAACAATCTAGAAATAATATTCCAAAATAATTTTGTGATTTATTTATGTAAATATTTATGTAAATATTTAAGTAAAGGTTTTGCAATAATAATTATAGTAACAAATAAACAAACTTCAAATATTTGTGTGCCATAATAACCAAAGATATTTTTAAATGAATCTGTTTTTATACCATATAAAATAGCACTTATTATTTATTAATATTTTAAATAATATAGATATTTTAAATTTATATTTAAAAAGGTTAATAATTATAATATATATAATGGATAATTCTACTATACTAAAAAGTTTTAACGAACATTTTATAGATTTTGTAAGTGATATACAGCAAGTTTTTCCAGAAGATCCTATAATTTTAACATTAAAAAATTCTCTCATAGGAATTCGCAAAGCAAACCCAAAATTAATTATAAAAATATGGAAAGAATACATAAATGTAAATTATAAATCAGAGATTATGATGGGTGATATATCTTTTTTTATTGAAAAAGATTATAATACGGATTTATCTCAAATGGATACATCATCTAGTATTATTAGTAAAATAGATGCATTAAGAGAACCTATTAAAAATATGGGATTAGAAAATCAACAAAAATGTATTAAATATATGCAAAATTTAACAAAATTATCGGAATTATATAATTAATATTATCTGTATTTATATTTATATTTAAGTATGATTTAAAAAATCATTATATATAATAAAATATATAATGAATGAAAATAATAATAATACGCAACAAAAAGATTTTAAAAATGATTTTAAAAAAATAGTTGTTGATTTTTGCAAAGATTTATTAAATACTTTTCCAGAGCTAAAATCAACATTAAATGATAATATTAATATATTATTAACAAGTGAAGATAATAATGCAGATGAATTATTATTTGTATATAATTATTGTAAGAGTATTTTTCCAGAAAGATTTTTTGATATTTTATATCAAAATACTGAAATATTTAATGATGATAATATTAATACTTATTTTTTACCAGATATAGATTTTTCTGTATTATGGAAAACAAATGATATAACAGAAAAAACGAGAGAAACAATGTGGAAATACTTGCAACTAATTTTATTTACTGTTATCAATGATGTATCTAATGGAGATTGTTTTGGAAATAGTGCAAAATTATTTGAAACTATTAATAATGATGAATTTAAAACTAAATTAGAAGAAACCATTGAAAATATGAAAACTCTATTTAATTCAAATAAAAATACAGATACAGATACAAATATTAATGATGCTTCTAATATAAATTTAGAAGATTTACCAAATGCTGAAAATATTCATGAACATATTAGTGGAATGATGGATGGTAAATTAGGTAAATTGGCAAGAGAAATAGCAGAAGAAACAGCAGGAATAATGAATATGGATATGAATATAGAGAATGGTGGTTCTATAAATGATGCATTTAAGCAAATGTTTAATAATCCTAATAAACTTATGGGGTTAGTTCAAAATATTGGAAATAAATTAGATAAAAAAATCAAGTCTGGAGAGATTAGTGAATCAGACCTATTAGAAGAAGCTAGTGAAATAGTAAAGAAAATGCAAACTATGCCTGGAATGAATGACATACAAAGTATGTTAAGTAAAATGGGCATGGGCATGGGAATGGGCATGGGAATGGGTATGGGCAATCAAAATAATACTAATGAGACATCTCACTTAAACAATACTAAACTAAATAAAATGAAGGAGCGAATGAAAAACCAAGCACAGCAAAATATTATTGAAAAATCCAGCTCAAATGAAGAACATAATACATCGTTGTCATTGCCTCATTCAGATAATGAATTTAATATTCTTAAATTATTAACAAGTGGTTCAGAACAAGAGATAGAAAACCTTATTTTTAGTATGGGAGAAAAACCAGAGAAAAGCGTAAGACCCCAAAATAATAATGATAATAATGATAATAATGATAATAATGATAATAATGATAATAATAAAAATAAGAAAAATAAGAAAAATAAGAATAAAAATAAAAATATAAAATAAGTATTTATGAATAATATAATAAATAAAGAGTATATAAATGACTACAACTATTCCATTTTGGACAAATGACCCAACCATATTATTTAAATCTGAATACATTTATGAATTATATCCTAAATCCTATATGACTTTTGAGCAAAAATTAAATAGTATTACTAAATTAATATTATTATTAACATTTTTAGGATATTTAATAAGTCATTGTACTAAAATTGTTATTACAGGAATAATAACAATAGGAATAATAGTATTACTCTATAATATTAAACACTCTAATGTTAAAAATACCAATATTATAAAAGAAGGATTTGATAACAATAAATTTTGTAGTTCCTCAACAAATAATTTTACACCACCTACTCCAAATAATCCTTTAATGAATGTATTACTAACAGATATTGCAGATAATCCTAATAGGGTTGGTGCTGCACCAGCATATAATGAATTAATTGAAAAAGAAATTGATAATTCTACTAAAAAAATGATTTCAAATGAATTAAATGATAATAATATAGATAAACGATTATTTAAAGATTTAGGTGATGGATTTGAATTTGATAGGTCACAGCGAAATTTTTATGCAACAGCAAATACACAAATTCCAAATGACCAAAAAGCGTTTGCTGATTTTTGCTATGGCAGTATGCCTTCATGTAAAGAAGGTGATAGCAACGCTTGTTCTAAAAATAATCCTAGATATAATTTATATTAAATAACAATTAAATACGAGTAATAGTAATTAATTTAGTAAAAAAATATGTTTTATAAATATATAAGAATGTCTTATGTTAGTAATTACACTTTTCAAAATATGACTAGAATTGGAAATGATAGTTGTTATATAGACCAAAGAACAATTCAAGATACTAATATTGGAAATTATACATTAACAAATTTTGCTAGCGATTGTCCTATGTCTAAAACTATAGAGTTTGCTACAAATCAACCCAGTGTATTTTATACAGGAAGTCAACAAGTAGGTATTAATGGATGTAATATAGACTATAATTCAAAACTTACTATAGCTGATTTATCTAAAACAAAATGTAAAATTAGTTTATTTCAACGTCCCTTTTCTACCGTGCCTTATTTAGGTAGAGGACCAAGTAATTGTGTATTAGAATCACAAGTGCAACAAGGTGATATGGAGACTAATAGAAAGAGTATTAATACTTTATCCGAACAATCATATACACCATATTCTAATTATCCATTAATACCCTCTATAAAAGCAACAGTTACAAATCCTGCAAATCTAGTAGAGGGTATTGCGTCAGAAGGATGGATTAGAGGAGGTTTACCATCTAGAGATTTAATAAGAGACCAAGATTATTATCAGCAATCTAATAAGTAATAAATATTAATTTAGATTATATAATTTAAATACAATATTATGTTATTAGTATTTAAAATTAATAAGTATTTTAATATATTTATGTACGATTCATTATTTAAATGTACATATAATTTACTTACTATTAGCGACCCAGAAGAAAGTGATTTATTGTATCAATTTCAATTTCTTCAAGCATTTAAAATGGAACAAACTTGGGATGATAGTATACTTTCTAAAAAAATACAATATATAGAAGATTTATTAATTAATAATGAAAAAGGCAGACAAATACTATATCAATTAAATAATATTACTTTACCATTATTAAACAATAGTAATAAGATAATGTATCTATTTAGCTATGATATATTTTTTTTATTTCATGATTGTATATGTGATTTAATAAATTCAAATAACATTTATCAAAATCATTATGATAAATTAATACAAACAATACTTTTAGATATTAATACCTAAAAATTTCAATATGCTATTATTGAAATTTTATATTATATATTTTATATAATATAAAATGTCATCAACAAGAAATAATAATACACGAGAGAATTATAAATTAGAGCAAAATATAAATTCATCATTTTATAATTATACAGAATATAAGCATTCTTCATATGGTTTGGCATACAATGTAGCTATTCCATCTTTAGGCATTATGCCTAGTCATATGCCTCTTAATACATTATCGCATAATCCAGTTGATATAGAAACATACTTAAGAGGAATAGGTTCTACTAATTTAGTAAATGCTCAAAAAGAAATTGTGCCAGATTTTAAAAATATAGATAGTATTAATTTTTTTGATAGAATCCCGATGATTATGCCAGAGCCTTTAATCGTTCATAAAAATCAAAGACCTCTTATTAATTAATTAATTAATTAGTTTATTTTTATATATAAAATTAATGATGAAGAGATGAAAGCATTAAAAGATAACTTCATTGTTCATTTTTCCCATGTAAATGGTCGGAAAGAGAAAAATTTATAAATATTAAAGATAATTTAACTGATGATGTTTATAATGTTCATTTATTTGAAACAATATTACAATATATGTATTGATAATAAATACTGGAATTCTAGTTAATTAATTAATTATTCATTTTCCAAAAAATCAAAACCCCATGAACACCATTTACTGCTATTTTTAGGATGAAATCTATTTTGCATTAGTTCTTCATTTATACTATTTAACATTGTTTCACGCATTAATTTATAATTGTATTTTTGTAAAAATATATGCTCTTCTACAACTAAATTACCAATTGTAATACGTTGAATATTTAATCTGCATAATTCTAATGCATTACTATTTTGAGCTAAATTTAGAAAATTAATTCGTTCAGGATATCTCATTAGTAAATGAATCGCAGCAGGATTTATACTTAATGTTTCCCAATTTATTTTATCCATATTATTTTCAATTATACGAATAATACCATCACCATTATTTGCAGATAATTCATCCCACCCAAAATGTGTTATTTTATTTATATTATTTTGAAGTAAGTCAAATGCCAATCTATTTGCTGGTAATATATCCCAATTAATCATTTCTTGATTTTCTCTCAATAACTGAATAGCATCAGGACTTTCATTTAAACATAAACAATTCCAATTTATCAAATGACGATTAATTCTAAGAAGAGGAATACCATTATAATTTCTAGATAATGATTCTACTAGACGATCAGGATTCTTTTCAAGAATATGAATAGCATTTTTATTAGAGGATAAAACCGCCCAATTAATACGATGTAAATTTTTTTCAATTAAAGGAATAGCTCCAGTATTTCCCGATAATACAAACCAGTTGATTTTATCAATATGTTTTTGTAAAAAATGCAATGCACCTATATTATTTGAAACCATAGCCCAATCCAATAAATGTTCATTTCCATAAAATAAATGGACAGCATGTTCATTCTTTGATAGCAGTCTCCAACATATTAAATGTGGGTTATCTTCTAATAATTGAATAGCATTTTTATTAGAAGATAATAATGACATTTTATATAAATTTTCAGTAGGTATCCAATCCATCATTATATTCTCAATAAATCTTGGAGACTTGTGTTGAAACATTTGTTAATAATAATAATATTTAATATATGTAAAAGCATTTCAATTTTATTAATAATGCTATTTATATATTAATCTGCATTAATGTTTCGTGCTCATGTTTTCTATCAGTATTTATAATAACATGACTTTCATTTTTTACTATCATATTTAGAGATAACGTTGTTATAGTCATTATATAAATATATAATTAAATAACTTATTAGTTTTTAAGTTTATTATATTTATATTAAATTATATATATAATGGCATTTACTCGTTTTAATGATGATCCTTGTAGAATTATGAAACAATTGCAAGAAAGTACAGAACAAGGAAGATATATATTAAATGTTCCTGGAAATGGAGATAAACCTTGCTATATAGATGATCCATATATTAGATTACAAGGATGGGGTGCAAATTTAATGACCAATTCAATAAATATAGAAAATGAATTAAGAGGAATGACTCAACCAATTAATAAAGATTGCAGTAAAGAAAATAATTATAAATATCAAAATAATAATTACAGAATGCAAGAGTATCCTGTAATATCAAATATTACAGAACAACCAAGAGCAACACAACCAGCATGGTTACTTAGGGATGTAGAATATATTAATACTACCATATTACCATTAAATCCACAAGAAAATATTACTTTAATGTTCCCTAATAATTTAAATACACGAATATTAGAAAAAGATTATTATATTACAAAATATCCTTGTAATAATTAAAGTAATATTTTATTTATTTAGATAAATATTATTTTTTAATTAGTATTATATTGAAAAAATATAATGCCTTATATATAAATGGAATTAGCAATACCTCTTATAGCATTAGGAAGTATGTATATTATTTCTAACCAAGATAAAAATAATGAAAAATTTAGTAATATGTTTAAAAATACCAATACTTTACCAAATGTAGAACAAATACCTGTAAATTATCCTATTACATCTAATGTTTCTTCAGATAATACTAAATTATATAGCAATCCAAATCAAACAACAGATAAATTTTTTGTGCCATCTCATGTTTCTAATAATTTAGATTTACAAAATAAACAAAATAAACTATCTCAATCCAATTTTACATCTATGTCTGGAGAGAATATATCATCTACTAATTTTAAACATAATAATATGACGCCATACTTTGGCTCTAAAATAAGAGGCGCGACAATAGATTCAAATATATCAGAAGGTATACTTGATAATATGCAAGGAACAGGAACGCAACAATTTAAAAAAAAAGAAATTACACCATTATTTAAACCACAAGATAATGTTCAATGGACTAATGGCGTGCCAAATCAAACAGACTTTTATCAATCTCGTGTTAATCCAAGTTTAAAGATAGCTAATGTAAAACCGTGGGAAGAACAACAAGTTGGACCTGGATTAAATAAAGGATACACAACATCTGGGTCTAATGGATTCAATGCTGGAATGGAATCAAGGGATACATGGCTACCAAAAACGGTAGATGAATTAAGGATAGCTAGTAATCCCAAAGAAACATATGGATTAGATGGTCATCAAGGACCAGCTGCAAGATTAATTCAAAATAGAGGAGTAATGGGAAAGGTTGAAAAATATTTACCAGATACATATTATAATAATACACCCGATAGATGGCTTATTACCACTGGTATAGAAAAAGCACAAACAGCACGAGGAACTGAAATATTACACGATGTAGTTAGACCAGAAACAAGTAAAGAATATTATGGATCACGAACAACAGCAGACGGAGAGGCTGGATATGCCCCACAAAATTATCATCCATCAGTTAGAACAGAATCAAAAACTAGCGATAATATGGTAGTATCTGCAGTTGGTAAAAATACTGCAACATCTGGAGATTATGGAAATGGTAGTTATACTTTTTTACCGACAAATAGAAGCACTATGCAATATGAAGATAGAGGTAGTGTAGGTGGTGTTATTAAATCTGTGATAGCGCCAATACTTGATATATTTAGACAAACAAGAAAAGAAGAGATTATTAACAATATGAGACCATATGAAAATATTAGATCTAATGTCCCATCTGGATCTGTATTTAATCCTGCAGATAGAACAAAAACTACAAATCGTGAAATGCAAGAAGGAAATTTAGATAATAATCATTTAAATTTACAAAATCAAAAAAATGATGCATATTTAATTAGTGAGCAAAATAAAATTAATAATAATAGAGATTCTACAAATACTTCATATATTGGAAATTCTGGAGGATCTGGTTCGCATTCGGGTCCTATGGATTATGAATCTGGATATAATCAAAGAAATAATCCAAATAAAACATATATTAATAGACCCAATCAAGGAGGAACACAGGTATTTAATCAATATGATAATATAAAAATAGATAAGAGAGATAATGATAGAGATAATAATAGATTATGGGTCAGAGGTTCAGGTTCATCTGTATCCTCTATGGATACACCATCTGGTCAACATATTGGTGAAATTACATCATTACACCAACAATATAATGAAAATATCAGTTGCGAAAGGATTCAACCTGATATATTAACAGCCTTTAAACAAAACCCATATACACAGAGTTTACATAGTTGGGCATAAATATATTAGCTAGTTAGAATATAAATATATTAATTATAATATTACTAATGGAATTAGACATACACAGAGAGATTTATTCTAAATTAGAATATTATATAAATATTAAAAAAATTCCTAATATTATATTTCATGGACCAAGTGGTTGTGGTAAAAGAATATTAGTAAATAATTTTATATTTAAAATATATAATAATAATAAGGATATTATTAAATCTCATGTTATGTATGTTAATTGTGCACATGGAAAAGGTATTAAATTTATAAGAGAAGAACTAAAATTTTTTTCAAAAACATATGCAAATACAGATTTATTTAAAAGCGTAATATTATCTAATGCGGATAAATTAACAATAGATGCACAATCAGCATTAAGACGATGTATTGAATTATTTAGTAATAATAATACTCGTTTTTTTATAATAATAGAGGATAAATATAAGTTATTAAAACCTATTTTATCTAGATTTTGTGAAATATATATACCATTACCTATAATAAATAATAAATATATTAATATCAATACATATCATATTAAAAATACATATCCATTTAAAAATAATATATCTGATAATTTTTTAAAAAAAACACTTAATAAATTAAATACAATAGAAAATATAAATATACATAATTTAATACCTGTATGCATTCATTTATATGAAAATGGATATAGTGCTTTAAATTTAATTAACTATATTGAAAAAAATAATATTAGTAATGAAACTAAAAAATATAAATTGCTTATGATTATTACTAAAATAAAATCTGAATTTAGAAATGAAAAATTGTTAATGTTATTTATTCTAAATTTTATATTTATAGATAATATAATAAGTGAAAATATTTCATTTATCTAATAATTCGTTTAACTTTTATTTTAGTAATAATATTATATTTTATGGATGACTATTCTATATCTAGTTTAACTGAATCACACAATGAATGGTGTTCTCGCCTAATAAATATATTGACACCTTTATTTATTGATGGATTTAAATCAATATTTGATGAATCATGGAAAATATGTAAAGAAAATGATGAATTAGATAAATATCTAATGACATTCCAAAATTTTATTGGACGGGTACCCAAATGGAATACCGCTATTATTGAAGATGAAAAAAAAAGAATTATAGAAAAAAGTAATTGTGGATATTTAGAAGAGTTAATAACGTGTGTTCATATTATTAAACTTAAAGCATTAACATGTATTAGAGTTAGTAAAAAACAAAAAAAAATTGATATAAATATTCCACCACTTGGTGAATTTATACACAAGGTTTATATCAATATTGCAAGAAAAATATATATAAATGTATATTTATTTGAAAAAAATATATCTCCATTACAAATTCAAAAAAATAATAGAGAAATAGATTTAATTGTTAAAGAATGTATTTTAACTACTATTAGAGATAGCATACCAGTTGAAACTCTTTTAAAAGCATATATGGATGAAACACAAGAAATAGATGTTGAAATAGAAGAAAAAATAGAAGAAAAAAAATTAGAAGTGCCACAAAATGTAAATTCAGATACATCAGAAAATAAAATAGATAATACACAATTAAATGAATCAATAGCAGAAACACCAATAGATGCACATAAAGATTTTAAAAAAAAAACAAATATAACTGATAGGGTTAAATTTGCAGATACTCCAAATATTAGAACTTTTACAAATGATGATGATGATGAAAGTAGCGCTGACTCTATACCAAGCGATGATTATATTCCATTTAAAACTAGTACAACATATAATGATGAAATGAATAAACTTAAAATAGGAAAAGTTTTAAGTAATTTAGATATGGATATAGAAGATATTGTGAAAAAAAATGATCCTGCTATAGATTTAGATATAGAAATATTAGAATAAAAAAATTGCGTTTAAAATATATTTAGATTATTTTAGTATAGTGTAAATGAATAATATATTTAGTTTAGCAGGTATTATTTCTGTTGTATATTTTTTACTTAAATTTTTAGAAATGAGATTTATATATAAACAAGTTAAACCATTAAAAGAACTAATACAGGAAGCATTACATGTATATATTAGTTCTGCATTAGGTTTATTTATAGCCGACCAATTTGAAATATTAAAATATGTTTCTTCTTTATTACCAAATAAGAGTGATACACAAGTCTTTGTAGATAGTCCAGGGTTTTAAGTTATTTATTAATATTTTATAATTATAAAATATTAATAAATTTGTAACTAATTAATAATATGTTGGAATATCATCTATATTTATAATTGTTATATTTTTAATTTTATTTTTAAAGACACTATATTGAGAGAATATTTTTTTATTCAGTTGTGCTTCGGGTGTATGATTATGTACTGACCTAGCTATCATTTTATATAATTTAAAATCTATATACCTATCCTCACCTGATGATTTATACAATATATTTCTGCCTTTATCATCACTACACCACTCATCTATTAAAATTCTTATTTCTGTTAATTTTTCATTTTCATCAAGATATATAAAATCATATATAGAACAAGCTAAACGACATAAATCAAAACTATAATTAGGTTCTATTATTTTTTTACCAGCATTTATATAAGGTCCAAAATTATATTGAGTTGTTGCATCTCCTATTTTATTATAACTATCACTACACATTAATTCGTTTTTAAATGAATAAATAGCTCTACCATAATCAATTATTTTAAAAATTTTACCATATGTAGGTATCTTATATAATATATTATTATATTTATAATACAAATATGTAATATTTGTATCAATATACATTATATTATTTGTATGTAAATCATTATGTGTAAATTTAAATACTTTTTGATATGTTATTAATGTTATGATTATTTGAAATAAAATAGATCTCCATTCATCTGTTGATAATTTTGTCGTGGTCATTAATGCATCTAATGTCATTGTGCATTTTTCCAAACATATTATTTCTACAGGTATTTTATTTATAATGACATTTATATTAGTTTCATCATTTATATCACTGCTTTTATTAGAGCTATTAGTATCATCGTCATCATCATCGTTATCATCATTATCATCATCATCATTATTATTATTAGTATTTTCGCTATCATCGTCATTATTATTTTTTATTGATTTTGATAAATGTGAATCATCTGTAGTATTTGATGAGTTAGATGAAATAGAACTACTATCATCCATTTTTTGTATATTATATGTATCATTTATTGTAGTATTATCTGTGTTATTTATATTAAAATCTATTTCAGCAATAGAACTAAAATCATTTAATGTTAATATTTCTATATTTATAGTTTCATCAAGAGTAATTACATCTTCTATATCTATATTATTTTCAATTAATAATCGTTGTTTATTATTTTTAGAATGAAAATTTAATAAAGAATAATCTTCTATATTTTCAAATTTAAATAATTTGTCTTTGTTATTATTAAAAAAATCGGATGAATATAAGTTTTCCATATCATCTGATACATCTATTGCAAAATTGTCTTTAACACCTATAAATGCTCCATAAAAATCTAAACCATTAATAAAATTATGAGTATGCAATAATTTACTTGTTAAATAGGAAAAAAATCCATCAACATATGAATTATTATTAAAATCTCTTGTTTTTTCATGGCTATTTATATTAGTAAAATTTGGTAAGTTTAATAAATTACTATCTTCTATGTCATATTTTCCTAACATATATTTAAAACAATCCAATAATGAACTAAATTTAAAAAATACATTTTTTTTTATAATATTATTATTTTCATCTTTAATATTACAGCTAAAGGAATTAGCATCTGTATTTTTATTTAATATTTCATACATTAAATAATTATGATTTAAATTAATATTATTATAATTTATATTAGTTAATTTAAAAAATCTATCATATATAGGTATATAATTCTGGCAATTTTTTATATTTACTAAATCTTCTAAATTTTTAAATAAAATATCGTTATTATTTTTTTTATAAGTAATATTTATAGTTTTCATATATAAATTTATATTTTTATATATATTTTTTACTATAAACGATATTATTAAATAATTATAATTTATAACTATTTTCTTATATATTATTATAATGAAACATATAACGTCTATTCAAAAAAGATTTATGCTTTTTTTATGTGGGTGTATTCCTATTCGTTTATTACTTGTAATATTAGCTAAATATGGTAATAAAATAGTATTACAAATAATGAGCTTATTTGCAATAGTTATTGGTTTAGGCTTTATGATAATATATATTGGAGATTATCGTAAAACTGGTCTGGAAACTGGTGGAGATATCATATGGTGGAATAATATTAGACCAGTACACTCATTTTTATATCTGTTTTTTGCATGGTCTGTATTTTATGGATATACAAATAAATCGTGGCATATATTATTACTTGATGTAATAATAGGACTTGTTGCATTTATTATATTTCATATACAACAAGGAAACTTTAAACATTTAAGATTATAAATATTATAAAAATAATACATATAAAATCAGCACTTTAATATTAAACCGAATGTCCTTGATAGCATTGTTCCTGACGAGGCGAGAAGTCTCCACGACCTTGTCCACCACGACCTTGTCCACCACGACCTTGCCCACCACGACCTTGTCCACCACGACCTTGTCCACCACGACCTTGTCCACCACGACCTTGTCCACCACGTCCTTGTCCATATCTATCATCATGTCTTCCAGATTGCTGAACAAATGATGTCTTAACTCCCAAAGCTGACATACTATCGGTAAAGACTTTCATTATTTCACTCTCATCTAGAGAGGTATCACTGGATTTAACACTATCTTTACGAGAAAAAGTATTTCTAGCAGATTGCATATCATGACGAGTTTCACACATAAGTTTTCCATTATTAAGACCTTTAACTGATACAGCATGCCATTCGTGATTTCCACTACTTACCGCTTCTAGCATAAATTCTACATATTCACCTTGCACCAAATACTTATATTGTTCTGTATTAACAGCAAGAGATGAGTGATGAACAAAAATATCTCCTTCAATAGGACCTTTCTTTAAAGTAATAAATCCATAACCAGATTTATTATTAAACCATTTAACAATTCCATTACACAATGGCACAGATGTTTCGGGTTGGGTTGTGGTATCGGACATATTATTAGTATATTAATACTAAATCTCTTTAAATTATTTATTACAATTAATAAATATATTCTTTAAATAATTATAATTAGGCGTTTCATCGTATTTTAATTTTCTGCAATATTCTAAATATATCTTAAATTCTATTGGACTATTTTCACACACTTTATCCAATGGTATTTCTCTCTTCATATTAACTATAGACTGATTTCTCAATGATTTAATAATATCTATATTTTTATCTTTATCATCTATAATATTCCAAGGTAAATATCCTGTTAAAATATAAATTAAAATATATCCAATTGATTCTATATCATCTCTTCTAGTGGGTTCAATGCCATTTGATACATTTAAACTCATAAATATAATATTTCCCATATATTTTTTATTATCAACATATGGAATATGACAACCTTTGCTATTTATATAAAAACGAGATATACCAAAATCTATAAGATATATTGATTTTTTTTCTTTTTCTAATCCAAGTAATATATTTTCAGGTTTTAAATCACGATGAATAATACCAATATTGTGCAATTTTTCTATTATATTAATTAATTGAATACCTATATTTAATACTATGGATAACTCTATATATCCGCCATGTTTTATTTTAATATCATCCAATGAATCACCCAAAAAATCTATTACTATATAATTATAATTTTCCTCTACTCCATAATTACGGAGTTTTGGGATCCCTTTTATATTTCTGCATTTATTATATAATGTTGCTTCGTGTTTTAATAATGATATAGTTGATTTTTTTTCTATTTTTATTGCAACTTTTTCAGATGTAATAATATTTATGGCTTCAAAAATTTTACCAAATGAACCTTCTCCTAATAATTTTAATACTTTATATTTTTTACCTATTATAATATCTGCATCTGTAATCATATTACTTAATCTATATGTGTATATTTTAAATACTTAATGTCTATTTCTTTTTCTTTTTCTGGTGGATCTTGATTTATGCGGAAATACATCATATGGATGTCCTCTCCTAATTTTGCTTAAATGAACCGCTATTATTTGCTTTCTTGCATTTTTATAAGTCATACCTTTATATGAGAGAGATTTTCCTGCTTTATCATACACTTTATATAAGTGTTTATTTGGAAGTTTTCTAATTCTATACGGCATATTATAATATATAATTATAATAATATATAAAGTGTTAAATAATATTATACTATAATTATTTATTAATGGGACTTGATTTTACTACATTAGAAGTAATATTACAATCATTATTATACAATCCTAATAAAAAAAATTTATTGACACTAGGAAGACAACAAATAAATATGCACAAATATAATATTAATTTTTTATTTAATAAATATAATTTATCATATTTCAATAACAAATATACGTATGATGACTATTGCGAAGACTTATTATACGATTTGGGATTTTTAGATATTGATTCTTTGGATGCTAATAATTATCAAAATGCTACGATTATTCATAATCTTAATTTACCTATACCATATAATCTTAAACATTATGATTATATATTTGATGGTGGAACAATAGAACATATATTTAATATTCCACAAGTATTAGAAAATATTATAAATTTATTAGAAATAGAAGGTATTTTTTGTTCTATTACATGCAATAATAATTTTTCAGGACATGGAATGTATCAATTTAGTCCTGAATTATTTTTATCTACATTAACAGAAAAATATGGAATGAAAATATTAGCATTATATATTGCTGAAAATAATACCGAATTTCATACATGGATTGATGTAAATGATTTTAATAAACAAAATAATGGTAGGAATATTGCATCATTTAAATCTAATAAGGAAGTGTATATTATCACTATTGCTAAAAAAATATCTAATACAAGAGAGAGTTTAATAACAAATCCACCAAATCAATATAGTTATGAAAATATTACTTGGAATTAAGATATATTGCTTTTTTGGTAATTTATATTATAATTAAATACTTATTAATAATTAAATACTTATTAATAATTAAATACTTATTAATAATTGTTAATAATGGCGGCAGAACGATTATATGCTAATGGTATATTTACAAAAAGATATGCACGATATTTAAAAAATATTAATAATAATACTATTGAAAAATATTTTGGACTTAAAAATAGATTTAATACTACATTAAAATTTATACTGATTAAAAATAATGATATAGAAGAAGATAATAAAAACCTAACATTTAATATGTATTTTGTAAAAAAATATAAATTAAATATTAAAGAATTACCTGCAGAAATAAATAATTTAATTATGTCATATGCTGATGTAACTATTAATATAACATTTAATATATTACATACTAATAATTACCCCTTTTCACAACCTATATGGTCGTTAATAAATATTACTCAAAATTTAGATAAATCGCGAAATATTTTAGAGTATATATTACATATTTTAAATAATCATAATAATAATTATATAAAATATTGGTCTCCTGCAACAGATATTGAAAAAGATATATTGGAATTTATTAGAAAAATTAGTCATTTTGATTTATTCTAAGTATTTCATATTTACATATTATTTTTAACTAATATATATTGGTCTTGTGCACCATCTGTATAAATATGATTATTATTTTTTAATAAAATATAATCTTCTTTTATTAAATTTATAATTTTTCTCTCTGTAATATTTGTCCAATCAAATGTCATTGTAGGATATATTGGGTCATAATCTCCAGAACCACATAAACCAGTTTTACCTAATAACCTACAATCATCAATAATAATAATATCATCATATTTCCTATTTTTTAATATTTCAAGTTCAAATAATAAAGGCACTTCTTCTTCACCAAAAGCAGTGGTTCCTCCACTATAATGCGCATCTAAATATATAGTAATAGGCTCATTAATAGTATTTAATATATCTGGTAGCATTTTTTTTGAATCACCTAAATACATTTTAACATTATTATTATTTTTAAATTGTTCTACATTATAATTATACCATTTTTCAGATAATTCTATTGAGTGAATAGCTTCATAATTATTTAATACACATTTTATTCCATCACCTAAATATGTTCCAGTTTCTATATAATGTTTTGTTTTATTATTTTTTGTTAAATTATAAAATCTAGAAGTTAAATTTGGCATTATATTATATTATATAGATTTTTATTTTTATTTAATTATTTTATATTTATATATTATCTAACTAAAATTTTAAAACTTGCAATTCTTCTTTATTATAATAAAATAAAGTATTTCATTTTTTAGAATCTACATGCAAATATATGAAATAATTTTGCTTTTTATGTTTTATTTCAATTTCAATAACATTCTCATCTTTATTGTTTTCATCTTTATCTTTTTTATTCTCTTCTTTATATTCATTTAAAAAAGTATATATTTTAGGTTTTTCAATCCATTCTTTAGAAATTAATAATTTTGGTGTTTTATCTGTATTCCAATCATTTGTTATATTAGATACAAACATAACATCATTTAACACAAATTTTTTATATTCATTTATATCACTTGTTGCATTAACATATTTAACGGCATATTTAAGCACATAATGATTTAATTTATTCTCAAAATTATATAGTCTATTCTTGATAGTATGAGAGATTACTCTAAATGACAACATTAATACTATAGTGTTAAATCTTTTTATATTATTTATACCTAATGATTTCTCTCTTATACTTTATTTAATAAACGATTAATTAATCATATTTATATTTGATTATAGTATATAATTTTTGTTGTTAAAGATAATAAAATACCTCCCCATATTGTATCTAATATAACTGATTTAATAGACCAATTTTTAAAAATAGCATAATTTGTAGTTTCATAAACGCCATAAATTATTATACCAAATATAAAAGCATCATAAACGCTTTTATTCTTACTAATAATAAAATAATTTAATCCATAAATTAATATTATATACGTTATTATAGCACTAAAAATATTCACTTTCATATTAGAAAATTGAATTTTCTCAATTTGATTTTTAAAAAAATCTCTTGTTATTGTTAAATAAATAAAATCCAAACATAATAAAATTATACCAATATATATTATTTTTAACATATATATTGGTAAAGATGATAATAATAATAATAATAATAATAATAATAATAATAATAATAATAATAATAAATATATAATAAATGACATCTATTAAATTTCCAATTAGATATATACCAACAAATATAACAAAAAAAGATAAACAAACCCAAATTAATATGTTAATAAAATCAAAAAATTTATATAAAAAACATAAATACTATACACGAAAAAATATAGCATCTTACAAAAATATTAAATCAAAACATATATTAAATGCTCGTAAAATATACAATATTAAAAATATATTACCAAATAAAAATTTATCACTAAAAACTGGATGTAAAATATCAGCATTGAAACAAATTGTTAGAAAAGGAGAAGGTGCATATTATTCATCTGGTTCAAGACCAAATCAAACACCACAATCTTGGGGATTAGCACGATTAGCAAGTGCTTTAACTTCTGGAAAAGCAGCTGCGGTTGATTATGATATAATTAAAAAAGGTTGTAATCATAAAAAAAAAGCATTTATTTTAGCGAATAAATCAAGAAAAAAATATAACTATGGGCATTCAAAAACAAAAAAAATAGTAATTAAAATATAAATTCTCCATTATTCTACCATTTGTATCTTTGGTGTGAGAGATTTATAATAAGAATTATTATATGCTATATTTTTATCAAGACATTTTGCAAGAGTTTTATCGCTAATTTTTAGTGTCCTAATCGCATCATATTTACAAGAAAATGCTTGGATTAAATTATTATTCAAATCATATTGCCCTGCTCCATTTTTATATAATAATGGTGCTTCGTATTTTTTCTCAAAATTCTCAATTAAATCTTCATCACATTCTTCATACAATTTATAATAATTATTTTTTGTTAATTGATATTTTTGCACCGCATTATCTAACCCAGATGGGCTATATTCATTTAATGTAGCAGCACTTTTTCTATCTAAATAAACATTTAATATTTCTGTTTGTTCTTTATTTAATTTCGCAATATATCCAGATGTTTTTGTTGTTATTTTACGAGTAGGTTCAATATTATGAATAATATTAGGGTCTAAATCTCTATCCACGAAAAGATATCTATATCCATTATAAATTGTATTCTCCAAAACTGCTTTATTTAAAGTTGGTCTCTTTATTTTTGTATTTTCTCTCATTAAATCACTTGCAGTTTCATAAAATCTTATAAGTTCTAATGTATCAGGATTAATTTGTTGTAATCTCGGTCCAATAGTAGGTAATATTTCTCCAAATCCTGTTGTTATTTTATTTTGACTTTGATTGAATTTTTCTAATATAGATTTTTCTAAATTATCAATTTTAGAAGATAATGTTTTTACTATATCAATTAATTCAGTAATAAGAATATTATCATTTTTATTTTGGTTCATATCTATTAATAATTTTATTTTCTCGTTTTCTAATTCTAATCTATGAGTATCATTACTATTAAAATAAGATATATTATTATTTATTATATCTAATAACATTTTATACGAGAGATTTCTTCCAATCAAGAATAATTCTAATTCAGTTTCATGATTAGATAAATCATTCACTCTATTTCCTCTAATTTTTTCGTGATTATGAATAAATTTCTCAAAATCATGGCTACGATTTACGGCAAAACATTCCAATAAAATACATTCATCATAGTTTTTTGTATGTTCTTTATATCTACTAGTAATCCCTTTTCTACTCTCTCCAATTTTTATAACATAAGATTTATTCTCAAATGATTTAACTTTAATAATATAAACAATATTTTGAATAGAGGAATATTGATTTAATAATATATTTTCTCGTTCTAATATTTTTTGATGTTGTAAATTTCTCTCATTATCTTGTTCTATTTGTTTAATTTCATTATTTTTTTCTTCTAATTGAATTCTCAATTGGTTCTGTAATTCATCGCTTTCTTCTTTAATAATTTCTTGCAGGATTATTTCTAATTTAATAAAATATTCGTGAATTTCATCTGCTTTCTTTGTTCCAGCTTTAAGACAAAACCTTTTAAAGGTTTCAATATTTAACATTATGATTTGTTTATTATGACCACCGCGTGTGTTATTCTTTGCCCCACAGATCGGTGGAGCAATATTTTTATAGTCTTTTGCTTTGGTTGTTTCTAGAGCAATATTTTTATAGTCTTTTTCAATAATAAATTGTTTTTCCAATGTTCTTTTAGCTGCATCTTTCTGTGAAAATCCTAACCATTCCCATATATTATCTAAATCAATAACAAAATCATCTTTAGTATAATTTAAATAACAATAGAAACTGGATAAAAAAATTTGTTGTTCGTATTCAGTAAAATTATTTTTAATTTTTTCAATTAATTTTGATTGATAATTACCAGATAATTTAGTAATTGGAGTATTTTCAATTAAATTGATGATGTCAAGTGAGGTCATTTTATTATGTATTATACTATACTATTACAATATCTCTCTATATGCTTTTTGTTTTAATAATTAAAAAGCAATTAATTATTCGTTATTTAATAAAATAATTCAATAATTTCTATGGTTTTATCTGTTTGATTATCTATCCAATATTGAATTTGTTTATTTAAAGCATCTATACGCTCGTTCCATTCTATTTGTTTATTTTTTATAATAGTCATAATACCTAATTTATTTAACCTCCAGCAAGATTTTATTAATAAACCTTTATTATTTATATAAGAATCAGAATTAAATCTTATAAATATTATTGGTCTATGGTTTAAATCTTGAGAGATTTCCATTAATCTTTTATTTTCACAATTACAATCATAATTATTATGTTTATTTTCATCTATTTCTACAATAATAATATGCGAACCCATATCTAATAATAAATCTGGACGCCGATTAGAACAACCATTTTGAACTTTTTTATCATTAATCCATGTAAAATCTGAAAAATTATTTTTTATTATATCTACTATAAATGTTTCTTTGGTTTTATAATTTCGTGAAACTTTAATTTCAGGACATATTTGAATACAACAATGTAAACAATACCCTTTATATTTTTTATGTCCTCTTGTTTCGCACCACGAAGATTTACATAAAGATGAACCGCCACATATTTTACAGCGCGATTTTACTTTGTTATGCTCACAAAAAGATGACCCTTTACATTCTTTACAATTTGTATTTAATATATTATGTTTACATATTTCACTTCCTTTACAATATTTACAGCGAGATTTTCGTTTATTATGCTCACATATTTCACTTCCTTTACAATCTATACATCTTGATTTTAATTTATTATGTTCGCATATTTGACTCCCTTTACAATCTCTACAGCGAGATTTTCGTTTATTATGCTCACATATAGAACTACCTCTACATTCTTTACATCTTGATTTTTGTATATTATGTTCGCATTTATATTTTTCTTTATTAGCAAGATAATATGCTTTACAATATGCTTTTCTTTTTTCTGTTAAATTATGTGTCATTTTTATTATTTTATTTATATTTATTCTAAAATCAAATCAATTTTAAAGTATAATATTAACTATAATATTATGTTTTTTGCTTTAATAATTAAAAAATTTAATAATTAATTGTTTAATTATTAAAAATATTGCTACAAAATATATGAGACCATATATGATTTAGTTGCTATACGCCAAACCGCCCATGCCCGACATAACTCTCAATACATTGTAGTTAGTAGCATACACACGGACTTTAGCGGTTTTAGTGCCCTCAACAGTTGCATTAGAGAGCACAAGCTGTAATGTAGCATTATCAATTCGCGAAAAGTTGCAACTGCCTGAAGGTTGGTGTTCTTCGGGGCGAAGAGCGAACGAATATACATTAATACCAGTGTCGGGGTTGCGAGTGTGATGTTGGAAAGGTTGCACGAGGTCAAAATAGGTGCCTTCTCGTTCAGAGAATCGGTCCTGTCCATTTAACTGGAGTTTGGCGGTAACCACAGGATTATCACCCCAGCAATGCATATCCAAAGACGTTTCGGTTAATACAAAGGTTCCAGCATCAGACACAGTTGAATCTAAACCACTTTGACCTAAATTAGGAAGGTTATAACTAGTAGTACCACCACCACCACTATTCCACCAAGCATTTGAAGTACCAACAGGGTCATCTTGTGCTCCAGCATTTTGGAATAATCCAGATGCATCAATAAAAGAATTAACCGTTGCAGCAAGTGATTGAGGACCACCAAACGCATGAATAGCATTGGGTAAAGCATCAACAGCGTCGGTATAGTTAAAGGGTTGGCACCCTAAAGTTCTATAAAGAACTTGGGTGGGATCCAAAGACGAGCAATAATCAACATTTTGGTCGGATTGAACAACCCATATAAGTTCTTTGCACGGGTGATTAAAATTAAGTTTAATTTTATTGGAAGAACTGCCAACAGATTCATCGCCTGTAAATTGTAATTGTTCAATCAAATATTCGTGAGGGTTCTGTGCCATACGACGTCTCTCATCCGTATCAAGGAACACATAATCAACATATAAAGAAGCAGCCACAAGCGACTGATTGTATGCTTGGGTCACCCTAGTGCCACTACCACCCGATGTTAAAGAAGATACTGCCCATAAACATTCATCGATAGGGCGAAGGTCCAAATTAATTTTAACTTCGTGATATTGGAGAGCAATCAACGGAAGAGCAAGACCAGGGTTACGGCAATACCAAAACTGCAAAGGAACATACAACGTAGTTTCCGGGAGAGCATTACGAGGAGCACACACTTGGCGGGGAGAGTTGCTATCACAAGGGCCATCAACATTATTAAAAGACGGATCAGTAATAAATGTTAATTGCGTGGTATTTCCCACCATCTTGTAGTATCCACGTTGTTGTTCTTTGGAAAGAGTGAGTTGATTCCAAATGTGCATCCAGTCACCATATTGTCGGTCAATACGTTGGCCTCCAATCTCGACCTCAACTTGAGAAACTATTTGTTCACCAGGGAAATCCAACCAACGAGCATAAACTGCACCAGCAGTATTTTTCATAGCTTGATTAATTTCAGGCAACGTCACTTGAAGATACGTGCGATAAGCAAGATCTCCATTTCGACTAATTGTACAAGTGACTCTTCGACCAAAATCGGCCTGTCCATTAAATGTTTGTTCAATAGATTCCATTGCAAAATTAGTGTGTCTACGATATGTTACTTTCCAAAAAGTAATCTGAGGATTACCTGTAAGATAAACATCTTGGGCGCCATAAGCGACGAGTTGCATTAATCCACCTCCCATTTATAATATTGCTAAAGAAAATAATTTCTTGGAAAAAATTTAATATAAACTTAATTAATTAATCTATTTTATTAAAATCAAAGTTTTTTTCTATAAATTTAATTATATAATCATCGGCAAACACCTCTTTTTTACCTTCATGTTTTTTTATAAAAGTATATATTTCATTATGTTTTTTTATTTCCCATCCATCATTCAAAGCATTATATAAAAATAATGCTTTTTTTAATAGTATATTAGAGATTGTCATATTTTTATTTATATCAATATTAATATCCATATTATTTTTTACAAAGAAAGTTTAAATCAACTTTTACCTAAATAGCTAAATTTTATATAAAAATATATAAATTATATAAAAAATAAGTATTTAATAAATATTAAATTAAATACTTATTTTAATAGTTAAATAGAATGCCTATATTTAAACAAAAAAATACAAAAAAATTGTCTGTTAATAAAAATAGCATTACTACATTAGATAGTAAACATACAGAATTAACAGAAGAATTCGAAAATGATTTAAAAATTATATTACCTAGATTAAAAAATGAAAAAAAAATATTAAATAATAAATTATTAAATACCAAATTATTAATTGATGAACGGATTGATTTACAAGAACAGCTAAATATTATTAATAAAACTATTAAAGATATTAAATTTAAAAAAAAACAATACTATTTACAAAATTCTAAATATATATTTGATTATTTTGAAAATAAAAAACAAATAACTAATTGTACTACTCAAACAAAAAAAATAGCTTGTTTTTTTAATATAAAATCACACGATAATATTAATAATATTACTAGTATTAATAATTTAAATGTTCAAAAATATTTGAACAATGTAGATGAAGGATTTTTTGATATTAATAATTATATTATTCAAAAAGATATATGCAATTATTGTAAAAATGGCGAGTTAGTATCAATAGATAATGAAGGTATATTAGTATGCACAAATATATCATGTGGAAAAACTATTAAATATTTAGTAGAAAATGAAAAACCATCATATAAAGAACCACCAAAAGAGGTATGCTTTTATGCATATAAAAGAATTAACCATTTTAGAGAAATATTATCACAATTTCAAGCAAAAGAAACTACTAAAATAGATGATAGTATATTAGAAAATATTAAACATCAAATAAAAAAAGAAAGAATAACAATAAAGGATATAACTAATAAAAAAATGAAAGAAATATTAAAAAAATTAGAATATAATAAATATTATGAACATATACCATATATTAATGAAAAAATAGGCATTAAACCCCCGGTAATGTCATCTGACTTAGAAAGCTTATTATCAAATTTATTTACAGATATTCAAGGACCATATGCTAAACATTGTCCTGAAGATAGGATTAATTTTTTAAATTATTATTATACTGTTTATAAATTATGTGAATTATTAAATGAAGATGAATTTTTACCATATTTTCAACTATTAAAGGATAGAGAAAAAATGATAGAGCAGGATGAAATATGGAAAAAAATATGTCATGAATTAAATTGGGAATTTATATCTACTGTTTAAGATAATATATTAATGAGGGAAATTGACTAAATTAAATCCTATTCCCATACCAGCACCATTTCTTGCACTTACAGCCATACTAGGTAAATATGTATCTAAAATACTAAATGTTGCTGCTGCAGATAACGCAATTAAAGCAACTTCATCTAATGCTAAACTTTTCTTGGGTATAGCAAATGCAACAATGGCAACCATTAAACCCTCTACCAAATATTTTATAACTCTCTTAACAAATTCATTAATATCTAAATAATCTCCAATATTAACCATTATATTAATTAATTAGAAAATAATATTATATTAATATAAATACTTAAATAATGTATATACTTATTAATTATTATGTCAAATTCAAAAAATATTACATATCCAACTAACTATGATGGTATAAAAAATGATAAGTATATTGATTTATTAGATGAAGATAAACCTATTGCGGGACAAGCATTTTGTTGTATTTCATTTATTTCACCAGAACAAATTATAAAACAAAAAGAAATGTTCTATATAGATGAATTTATTAAAGATTGGGATCTATCAAAATCATTTGAAAAATTTAACCAATTTTTAAATTTTATTAGCTATAAATATAGTTTAAGTTTTGAAGATTTAATGCAAGATATGACTTCATTTATTGCTACTGAAGGAGCTGAAATGCGAAAAAATAATTTATTAGATGATTATAAAAATTTTTTAGATAAAAATGAAACTAAACTTGAAAACGCATTTAACGCATTAAATCATTTTAAAACTAGTGTGCGTGGAATAAAAATGCGTGGTGGTTTTCCTTCTCAACCTGAAGCAGAAGCTAGAGCCAAGATGTTAAGAGAATCTGATCCAAATCATGATGTATATGTGGGGCCTGTTGGAATGTGGATGCCATTTCATCCTGAAGCATATAAAACTGGAAGAGTTGAATATTTAGAAACAGAGCTAAATCAGTTAATGCACGAAAAAACAAATAATGAAGCTAGAGCTAAAGATGATTTTGATAATCGTATTAAAGAAGCAAGAACAAAGGCTATGGAAGATAATAAAACAAAAGCACTTGAAAGTGGTAATAAATTAACACAAGTTTTAAACACTGATGGAAATTTAGTTAATATAAGAAATATCAATTTAAATGATTGCGATAATGAGGATGATGAAGAAAAAACTAGACCTGAACCATTGGTTAATATTCAAACTAAATTATTTGTAGATGATAATATTTCAACATCTATATTTAATATAAATTCTAAAGAAGAATAAATATATATTACCATTTTTTTTTAACATTTATCTTTGGTCCTGAACCACGTTTTTTTATATTTTTAGGATCATATGTATCATCTTCATCATCTGATCCAATATTTTTAGATAAATCCCAAAATTCCTTAGATCCTAATTTAAAATCTGGATGTTCTTCTGCTTTATACCAAAAAATCTGGTCATGCAATTTATTAGATTTTGAATTATTATTTATTACAAGACATTCAAAATTTTCAGTGCATTGGTCCATCACTTGACAAAAGCTTTCAAATGTTGGAAACATTCCAGCATAATTTTCATATATTCTTTTTCTATTTGCAATGTATGGTTCTCTTAAAATAAATACAAAATCTATATTTGTTCTAAGATTTGGAGGAACACCTAATGGATATTGCATAGTAATAATTAACATTATTTTCCAATGTCGTCCATTCATGAATAATAAACGCATCATTTTATCTTTTGTCCAAGAAGCGTCATATAAACAATCATCAAGTATTACAAATGCTCTAGCATCAATATTACTTTTTTTATACGATTGAAGTTCTTTTTTAATTTGTTTTAATACTATTTTTTGACGTTTTAATATATTTTCAATAATTACTATATTATATTCATCGTGTATAAATAATTTTGGAACATGTGTGCTATAAAATCCATTCCCTGCTTCAGTACCTGATATAACTGTCCCTATTGGAATATCTTGATGATAATATAATAAATCTCTAACTAAAAAACTTTTACCAGTATCTCTCCGTCCAATTAATACAATTACTGGTCCTTTATTTTCATCTGGTCTAAAACTAATACGACTCATATCAAATTTTTTTAGTTCAAGTGTCATTAATATAATAAATATAATAATAAATTATTTATAACGAATACAAATTATTATAATTACTAAAATATTATATTATATATAATATTTTCTACTAATTTATATATATGAATTCTTCTAACTTTATTAAAAGTATAAATACACATAAAAAATTAATTGTCATGGTAATAATTTTAATAGTATATATTATATTTATATCTATATTATTTACTCATAATACAACAACTATAATTAATAATTATAGTAGTCTTTCTATAATATGTTCATTATTTGGCGCATTTTTAATAATTATGATATTTTTTTTTATTAAAAAAAAAGAAGATGATACAACTAGTTCAATAGAATCAAGTTATACATTATTAAATTATATTTTTAAACTTATATCATCTATATTAATTGCTGGAGTTATTATAGGAATTATTATAGGAATAATATATTTTATGAAAAATACACCAGCTATTGCAAATGCCACCATTTATGTATTAAATTTTTTAATAATAGGTATATTCCTTTTATTTATATTAAAGTTGTTTTATGTTATTATTTTTAAGAATAAAGAACCTTCAAAAATATCATCAATATTTTTGCGATTATTATGTTTTATTAATAAAAGTATAAATAGAATAATTTATGAATATAATATTACAACTTGGTGGGCTGTTGCATTTTTACTTATAGAAATATTTTTAATATTTTTAAGGATAGTTCTCCCTAAATTTTTAAATTCGATTATAGAGCATGACTCCATTGTTTTATTAAAAGATAGTGTTTTATTAAATACTGAAACACTTTTAGATTTATACCCAAAAATATCAAAAACTATTACACATACATATAATTATGGAATTTCATTTTGGATAAATATTAATCCTCAACCACCGTCTACAAATGTATCATATTCAGAAAACACTAATTTATTATCATATGGAGGCAAACCATCTATTTTATTTAATGCACAACAAAATAAAATAATATTTAATATTAGAAACAATTCTAATGCGAATGATACTATATTTTATACTAGTGATATTCCTTATCAAAAATGGGTAAATATTATAATTAATTATCAAGGAGGAACACTTGATATATTTATGGATAATCATCTTGTATCATCAACCCCTAATATAATTCCATATATGGAATATGATAATATTATTATTGGAAAAAATAAGGGTATTTATGGACATATTAAAAATGTTATATATTATAATCATTATTTAACGCGCCATAAAATATCTTGGTTATACAATTATTATAAAATGAAATAATCTTTATTTTAAAAATTTATAATATATTAATATTATATTATGAATACAATACTTTTGATAATTGTTATATTAATTGTTATATGGATAACATATAAATCATTTTCTACAAATTCAACATTAAGCAATAATAATAATGGTAAAAGTCAATTAATTATTTCCGATAAAGATTTAGATACATCGAATTTGAATAGTTCTAATTTTACATATTCTATATGGATATATATTGATGATTGGTCGTATAGATATGGACAAGAAAAAATTATTTTACAACGAGTTGATGCTCAAAATAATATTTGTCCTAAAATAAGTCTAGGCGCATTTCAAAATAATCTTGATGTTGCAATTAATACATATCCCAATAGCACAGATAGTTCTATAAATGTATCTTCTAGTGCAACACAAACACATAATTGCCAAGTCAAAAATATACCTATACAAAGCTGGGTGCATGTATTAATTAGTGTAAATGGCAGAACACTTGATATATATATTGATGGAAAATTAGTTAGAACATGTGTTATGCCAGGTGTAGTAAAAGTGCCTGATATATCTAATGTATTAATAACACCTAATGGCGGATTTTCTGGTAGTACTTCTACTATTAAATACTTAGCAAATTCAACAAATCCACAAGATGCGTGGAATATGTATAAAGATGGGTATAATACGGGATTTATGGGTCAGCTTTTTAATAAATATAAAATTAAACTATCATATTTAAAAGACAATAAAGAACAAGCAAGTATTCAATTATAAAAATAAAAATCTAATTAATCTAATATAGAATGAATTATAATGGCAGAGATGTTTTAGATATTGCAAAAGATAATGTAAAACTATTAGATGGGTATACATCCCCTGTAATAAATGATTTAAAAACTCGAGTGCAAAACCTAGGTTCATATTTACCAGAAACTAGTTTTCCAACATTAACTACCACAAATGATTCATTTAATTCATTTCAATCAAGTAAAGTTATTAGTGGAACAAAAGAGTTTTTAGAGTCTAATAGCATTATATCAAGATTAGCGTTTTTATTAATGCTTGTATTTATATTTATTATACTTTTACGAATAGGTATTTATATAATATCAAAAATTATAGGTCCTTCGGAATATCCAGTATTAATTAATGGTATGATTAATAGTAAAGAAATGCTTATTATTCCACAAAATCCAAATATTAAAAATTCTATTGAAATTCAAAGGTCTTCTAATAAAACAGGTGGCATTGAATTTACTTGGTCTACATGGATATATATAGATAATCTTACGTATAAGGAAGGACAATATCGTCATATATTTCATAAGGGTAATGATAGTATTAATATGACATCTGAACCAAAAGGATTGAATTTTCCAAATAATGCACCAGGTTTATATTTAGCACCAAATACAAATAGTATTGTTGTTATTATGAATACTTTTAAAAATATAACAGAAGAAATCACTATTGATAATATACCAATAAAAAAATGGGTTAATATTATAATTAGAACAAATGGAAATATATTAGATATATTTATTAATGGTTCATTATCTAGGAGACATATATTAAATGGTGTTGCTAAACAAAATTATGGAGATGTATATGTATCAATGAATGGTGGGTTTGATGGATATACATCATTACTAAAATATTATAGTAAAGCTATTGGAACGAGAGAAATTCAAAAAATAATAGCAAATGGACCAAATCTTAAATTAAAATCAGATGATATTAATAAATCAAAACCACAATATTTATCATTAAGGTGGTATTTTATGGGCAATGAAAATTCCTACAACCCATAATTATTCTTAAAATATAAAATTTATATAATATTATATTATATTATATTATATTATATTATATAAATGCCATGCAGATATGGTTTTACGTGGGATAAAGATATAAGAGGTCCTGAAAATGGTCCTAGTTGGTCTAGAGAACGAGTAATATGTGATATAGGTAATATTGCAGAATATGAACTCAAAAAAAAAAAAATATTAAATTATACTGCAGTTCAAAATAATTTTACAAGTCAAGAACAATGGGCTAGATTAAATAAAGGTCTTTTAACTAGTAAAAAATCATGGGCAACACAAAATAATATATTCATCTCAAATACAGAATTTGATTATACAAAATCAAATGCTAATAATTTATCATTTAAAAATAATGATCCAAGTACTAATATATTAATATGCAATAATTAATTTATTATAATATTTTTATTATTAATAATATTATGTTAATATTCTAGGTGCAATATTCATTGTTATCAATTCTTGAAATAATAATTTACAAGCATATGGCAATTCAACATAATCAAAATCTACTCTATTATCACACATAGAGCAATGATGTATATGCTTTTCATCATTATACGCTGCAATCATTCCACAAGATTTACATACATATACTTGAAATGCATCTGATGCATCATATAGTCGACCTTTTGTAAATCTAGATGCTCCATGAGCAATTATTCCATCACGTTCCATTTCACCAAATCTAAGCCCACCATCTCTAGCCCGACCTTCCGCTGGTTGTCTTGTTAAATTTACCATAGGACCGATACTTCTACTATGCTCTTTATCTTTTACCATATGTTTTAAACGCTGATAGAATGTTGGACCAATAAATATAGATGTTTCCAGTTGTTCTCCAGTAAGACCATTGTATAAAATTTCATTACCTTTTGATTCAAATCCAACATTTTGAAGTTCTTTGCAAATATCTTTTATTTCATATCCACCGAATGCTGTTCCATCTCCAAATAATCCAAGCTGTAATAAAACCTTACCTAAAATAGATTCTTTTAATTGCCCGATAGTCATTCTACTTGGAATGGCATGAGGATTTATTATGATATCAGGCTTTAATCCATCGCGAGTAAATGGCATATTTTCTTCAGGAATTATATTACCAATTGTTCCTTTTTGTCCCATGCGAGAACTAAATTTATCACCAATTACTGGTTTTCTAACAGTTCTAATTCGGACTTTACAAAAGTTATACCCATCTCCATTTTTTCCAATATAATTTTTATCAATATAGCATTCTTCTTTTGTTTTATGAATTCTGCTCTGGTCTTCATATTTTATAAGTTTTGTATGATCGTTTCTATTTTCTTTAATAGGCAAAATTTTAGCAATTATAATATCGCGATTTTCAACTAATGTATTTTCTGGAATAACTCCTTGAGCATTAATCTTATCATAATTTCCAAATTTCATTCCTTTTGTTTTAGTTTTATCTGGTTTGCATCTAATTTCATCATCTCCGTGAATTTTTCTATCTTCATCTTTTTCAGTATGAAATATAGTTGCTTGAAATAATCCACGGTCTATTGATCCTTTATTAAATAATATGCTATCTTCTTGATTATATCCAGAATGTGTCATAATTGCTACAATTACTTGACATCCAGAAGGTATTTGATTTAATTGTAATAAATTCATTACTCGCGTATCAACTAAAGGCCTCATAGGATATGTTAAAACATATGATGTTTTATCCATTCTAGTATCAAAATTAGTTACATACATTCCCATCGCTTGCTTTCCCATAGCACATTGATATGTATTTCTTGGAGATTGATTATGTTCTGGAAATGGAATACATGATGCTAATATCCCAAAAATAGTACTAGGATGAATTTCACAATGCGTATATTTATAAAGATTTGTTCCTTTTTTGTGTAAAGAACTAGGATCCATAGATATCATACTAGTATTTTGCTCTAATGGGTCAATATATTCTATTGCGGTTTTTCCATGTATTATATCAGTTAATAAATCATTCCATGAACTATCACCATATTTAAGAGATAAACAAATTGTTTTATCTATTATTAAATCATTATTTATAACACGTAATAATGGTCTTACTAAACGCCCTGCATCATTGCACACTTTAATTTCTTGATTTTTATAATCAAATATTATAGATGTATAAATATTAATTATGCCTTTATATTTTTTGTCTTTTAATGAATTATATAATTCTACTGGTCTATATGTCATACCAATCCATGAGCCATTTATAAATACTTTTACATTATCATAAATTTGGTCAGATGTTAAATTTTCAAACTTTTCAATATATGGTGTTATATAGTCACGCAATCCATTACTATTAGATGGTATAGTAACATGTGTCATATATGATAGATTTTTTACCACACCAACAGAACCACCTTCTGGTGTTTCTGCTCCACATAAAAATCCCCAGGTAGTACTATTAAGTTTTCTAGGTGGAATTAGTTTCCCACTTTTATCAATTGGTGTATTAATTCTACGTAAATGACTTAAACTTGAAATATATGTTAATCTACTAAGCACTTGTGCAACACCTACCTTATTTGTATTTGTATGTTTTACACCAAAATCACCAGTTGCTAATGCGCGTTTTAATCCATTTTCAATTGTTGTAGATTTCACTATTTTATATATATTTGTTAAATTTACAATATTTATATAGTCATCTGAGCTTCTCCAAGAACCATTATTGATTTCTCTCACTATTTGTTTTTGCATATCTTTAACTAATTTATTAAAATAATTCCTAAATAAATTATTTAGTAATGTTCCTGTAAGGTCAATTCTTTTATTAATATACGAATCTCTATCATCTGGTTGATTTTCTCCAAAATAGCATCGTAATAATTTATTAATCATAAATCCTAAAAAATATATTTTTTGGTTGTGTGTTTCACAATGAGGAAACAAGTCATTATTTAAAACATCTAATGCAAATTCATTTTTTTTTCTAACACCTAATTCCTTATCCATATTCATTGGTATATATATAACATTTTGTGTAAAATAAATTAAAGCATCTTCTTGTGTGATATATTTATTTGCATCAATTACTGAATATTTTAATTCATTTAAATATTTTTCATTTTTACTATCAGTTAAATTAAGAAGAATTTTTGTGCATATATCTTTATCGCTAATAATACCTAATGCTCGGAATACTATAAATACGGGAATAGGTTGTTTAATTCTGGGTATTTGTATATAAATACCTTTTCCTGTATTTATTTTTTTAGAAGAAATCATAATTGTTAATTGTTTTGGTGATATACATTTCCAATCAGGGACAGATTTAATTTCTGCAATCATACTCCATTTAGTATTTTTTTTAGATAAATAACACATTATTTGATTTTCTGCTGCTCGTTCTTGTCCTAAACAGGTTTTTTCTGAACCATTAATAATAAAATATCCACCTGGGTCCATTTTGCATTCTCCACTATTTTTATTATGAACTTGTGTATATTGATTTAAAACACAAATATTAGATTTTAACATTATAGGCAGTTTGCCTATTTGTATTTTTTGAAGTTTTTTATGAATTGTATGTATATTTTTTAAACCTTCTCCGCTTCTTATAATATATTTAATATTTAAATCTAATGTAATATTAGATGTATATGTAAAATTACGTAGACGTGCTTCACTTGGAAACATTAATTTTGTAGCACCATTATTTTCATGTATTTGAGGACGATAAATATTAAAATTATCAAATGTGATAAAAATTTCGAGAGAGTATTTATTGTATTCTTTATTATAATCATGATCAGAATGAATTTGAACAGGGTTAAACATATCAATTGTTTTTTGTATTTGAAATGATACAAAATTATTATATGATTCAACTTGATGTCTTACCAATTGTTTTAAATGGTGTCCTTTAAAATAAGAACCAATAATATTCCACGGCTCTTCAATGTATTCTGTATTATTGTTTATTTTATCATTAACTGATGTCATTTGTAAATGATATATAATTGATACTAAAAATACATTTCAATTTATCTTTAAATTCTAATAAACTAATTTATTAGAATTTAATGAAATATTATTTTACTTTTTCAATATAATAATGTCATCAATTAAAATACTGAAAATAAACCCCAATATATTTAATAAAAAAACCACACCAAAAAAAATAAAACATACTAAGCAAAAACCTATTATAAATACACATTCTACTACATTAAGAAAAACACTTTTAGGTAAAATTAGAGACTATCAAAAAACGGAAAATAATAAAGAAAAACAAATAACTCCATTATTAATAAAATCCACAGATAGTAAAATACCAAGGGATAATAATAATATTAATATTAATACAGCATCTGATACTTCAAATATAGGAACTTTTAATAAATCATTAACTTTTTTAAAAGAATTATCAGATAAAAAACATAAACATAAACATAAACATAAACAAAAAACACTTAAAACACATAATAAAATAAACCCACCAATAATAAATCTAGAATTACCTAAAGAATTAATTGAACCAATATATAATAGTAATGATACACACATTAGCACAAATATTTCACATAATATATTAACACAAAGTATTCCACAAAGTATTCCACAAAGTATTCCACAAAGTATTCCACAAAGTATTCCACAAAGTATTCCACAAAGTATTCCACAAAGTATTCCACAAAGTATTCCACAAAGTATTCCACAAAGTATTCCACAAAG